AACCTATTGAATAGTTGGGTTTACATTTAGCCGCTTCCTCTAAGATATCAAAATCATAGGGCATTTCGGGATCATTTATTTCACACCATTGTTTACTAAAATTTGCCATAATTATTTATATTTTTCTAAATACGTGTTTAAAATATTGGTATTCTAAGTTTTTATCTCCTATTACTATATCAAATGCTAAACCTACTCTTAATCCACCATCCCATTTTTTAAATTCATGAGGGGTAAACATTGAAAATATATCAATTTGACCTTCTACATTTTCTAAATCTACTACATTTTCTTCAACAGGACCAAAGTAAAAAGTTGTTGAAGTGGGTTGGGATGAATATAAAAAACAATGACCGGCAAATACATTTTTATAATGTGATTTATCTTCATTACTCATGTGCCTATGTTTACTAATGTATTCTCCTGATCTATAAATGTTACCCCACATCTTAACATAAACATTGTCATCAGTAATTTGATTAGTGAATATTTTTATTTTATCACATATTAAATCCACTTCGGGCCATCCAAAATCTAATAGATTGTATGAATTATGTTTATAAGTTATACTATTTTCTACAACACCCCCAAAACCATCATACTGTGGGAGATTCATGATGTGTTGTTCTTTATCTAATATTTTATCCTTTAATGAATTGGCATTATCAATACCAATACTATCTTTAAATAATATACCCGATATTACATCTAGAAAAAACAATCTATTTTTGTCCATACATCACTTTTATATAGTTAATTAAATAAGTTAAATTAATACTATGGTATTCCATTATTACACCTAATACGCTAATATGTTTTTCACCACATAAACCTAAGGCGTGTTCTATAAAGTGGATCATATGTTATTTGCTTTTAAGTATTCATGAAATCTAATATACACCTCAAATGGATCCTTAACATATTCACCTAAATAATAAAATCCATCTTTAGTTAATTTAATTACCTCTTCACCTCCAATCATAAACGTGATTGAATTGGTATCTAAATTACTATCTCTTAAGGCCATATTATCGCCTAAAGGTAATTCATTAGGGTTTGATGTTGTAGAGCTCATATACGCTATTTTTTGTTGTAAATTTAATATAGGTTCCTTGATCTTCCAAGATTTCTGTTACCTGAGTTGTTAACCAAGTGTAGTTACCCATCATTGGGTCAATTATTAAACTATACCCAACACCTATTTGTTCGTGTTTGTCTTTACCTCGGCTGTTTTCATCCCATTCAACCCAGTAGGCAACATTGCCTTCCATTACTTTACCATCGTTTTCTCTAACGAGTTTATACTTGTAAACGGGCTTACCACCATGTTCTTGGCAGTATAATTCATCTACAAACCCTACACTAATGATTTTACGGCACTCATTACATAATGTAGCACCTCTACCACCATTAAATTTATGGATTGGTTTTAGGTATTTTGTGTTTTGTTGTTTCATATTCTATAACCATTTGTTGAATTACATCTTCGACTAAATTAAAATCGTGATTTGATTTTCCATCCACATAACCATCATATTCAATAGTTGCTTTTGAAAAATTACCTACACTATCAATTAATTTAACTTCTATTTTACTAAGTTTAGGGTAGTCCATGTTATATCATTTATTTGTCAATAAATTTAGCCAAGCTACGAACTAATTGTCTAAAGAAATAATCTTTTGCTTTTTGCTCAACAGATAAATCTTTATAGTCAGCTAAGTTTGGATGTTCTTTTTTAAATACATCTTTTTCAGGGCCATAACTCCAACCTTCATTCTTCTTATGTCTAGCCCATTCACCATGTGCTTGTTCAGGACTAACGTGTGGATTTTCTAAATGAAATCTAACACCATCAATTGCTGAATCTTTCTGCCATTTTGGTGCTACATCCCATTCTACTTGTGTATCATCACCTATTGCTGAGCAATATGCTTTATTTACTTCGTGTGCTACTTGAGCTACTTGTTCGATTGTCATTTATTTTATTTTAAATATTACTACTGATTTTTTATCGTCTTCATCTGTACCTTTTGTTGGTGCGGCCATCTTAATTGATTCAACAATTAAATCTTGGTATTTACCTTTAGGCCAAAATCCATTTAAATTATCTCCCAATGAAATATATGGACCACCTGAAGGATCAACCATACTAATATCATTTGTTGAAAATACTAATTTTTGATATTTTTGAGCTAATTCAGTATATTCAAGTAATTCTTGATCATATTCATGAACTAGTTTTTCAAATACCTCAATCTTCTCATGACCACCATCCATAACATATTGATAATATGCTTTACTATAGTCGTTTGATAAACCATATCTAAACCAATTACCACCAGTCATTATTACTGTGTCGTCAATATGTTCGAATGTAATTTTATCTTTGTAGCGGTTGAAATAAACGGCTACATTTTTTTGTTCATTATTCATAATCACTAAGTTTTAAACCCCACATCAGCGAACACATTGCTGCTTGACGTTCAGCTAGTTTAGGGGCGAGTTTACATTCTTTTTTATAATAATCAGTCATCCAATCTTTCCACTCTTGGTCTTGTGCCATAGTCATTGTCCATTCTTCCCACCAGTTATCAGTACGGTTTGTTACATCATCAAACGTAGCATTGTGTCCTGCTATTTCGAACATTTTATTTATTATTGTTCTTACTGTCTCTTCGGGTGTTGGTCTTCTTTTTCTTGGTTTTTTCATATGCTATTCCTCCTGTTATTTGATAAGCGTTAAGTAATGCTACTATAGCTCTTATAATTGGTTTCCTTACCTCTTTATATTTTTCTCCAATGGGGTGTTTAAGTAGATATTGATCTAATATATCCATTTGAACGTAGAGACGATCCATCATTTCATGATAATGACCATCATTTATTTCTACTTTATTATTTCCCATTTAATTTTGCTTTTTCTCTACGAATTTTATCTAATCGAATCCACTCAAGTTGATCTTTAAGTGTTACCATATCACTAAAATTCATTTCTAATAATGGAACTTCTTTTTTATTTTTACGATTCAACTTATCTGCTTTATTTAGCCACCTGTCTTGTTCATCCTGAAAGTTAAAATGTTTGCCCATTTGTTTTTTATTTTTAGTTTATATATTCCATCATTAATTCATCCCCTCTACATATACTCTGTAATGTTCTAAACTTACGTTCATCATCTAATGGTTTAGCATTGTCATAGTTACTACTAAACATTACTTCACCACCAAATGCTAACCCGCTAAATACCTCTAGATTTGAATTCATTACTATAAATTCACTTCGTTTTTCTTTATTTTTTAATCCAAATAAGCTCATACTATGAATTTACGACAGGTTTATAGGCCAACCAAGTAGCTATTATATATTTGTCATTTGAAATTGGAACTTCTCCTCTATGAACAAATGGAAACGCACTTGGGAATATTAATAAACCACCTTTACGAGGTTTAATTTTACTTCGAGTGTATAAAAATGATGTTTCACCTCCATTATTAACATCATTTAAATAAACAATCATTGAAAACGGCCTAATACAACTCTCAGGACCATCTACTTCAACATGCCAAGCATTATAATGCCCACTACCCTTCTTATATTTTTGTATTTGACATACTTCGTAGTAAGTGGGATTACCTAATATTCTCCTATCAGCATCATAAGTATAAGAATAAGGCATATTTGCTAAGTAACGATTTGAAAGGTGATCGTTTATCGTTTCATAAAACGAATTATCGACTATACCTCTCAAATCAACTTCAGTAGAATTTTTAACATCAAGATTTAATCCTGAGGCCATTTGTCCTACTTCTACGTTATTAGCTGCTTCTCGTTTGTCGAATAGATCAACCATTGAGTCGCAAAACTCATTTGTGAAAGCATTATTGCTATAATAAATAAATCTATCTAAGTTCATTAGGCAATAACTACTTCTTTAAGAATTGATTTACTTGATGGAACCCAAGTGGTAACTGCTTTATCAAGCAATTCAAGCGCTTTAGTTTCATCATCTTTACAACAATCAATGAATTGAGTACTTACATAACCATCATCTGATGTTTCTTCTAACTTAATCATGTACCAAGTGTCCACGACACCATTCTTGTACTCTACTTGTTTCTCTACTAGGAATTTCTTACTCATAACTTATTAATTTAGGTGAATATAATTTAAATCGTTTTCAGGCATCAGTGTTGTAAATATAATATCCTTTCTATTAGGAACCGCGAATGTTACGGGCTCATCACTATCACTCACACCATCATTTAGTTCTTCAAGAACCAACTCAAGTGTTTCTTCGTTAACCCAAGGCGAACCATCTATATCAACGACGTGTCCTACAAAATACATTCCGTCGTACTCTTCAAAATCATCTTTAGTAAATCTCATATACTTTGTTTTTAGTTATTAAATAATTTTTGTTCACTACACATTTGGATTAATTCCTGCCCTAATGCACTGCTGGTAGTAATAACTTCTCCATCTGTGTCTGTTATTTCCCAATCATCCGAAATATCATTTTCGGCCATTCTAACTTCATATTCTTTATCTCCGTCTTCAACTATGAAAACGAATGATCTATAAACGGTTGTATCTACTATTATCATATTAAATTATTTTATAACTTCAATTAATGAAAGGGCTACATTGTAAAATCCAAGACTATTATCTTGTAATAATGCTTTTTTACGTTTAACATCCACAACTGTGAATATTTTACCAACTGTTTTCTTGTGATTAATTTTTACTTTAGTACCTACAGATAATTCGTACTTTACTTCTTGCGCCTTAGACGCGATTTCGTCATGAATAAGATCTCTTAATGTTCTTAATTCATCAATGCTGAAATTCTTTAACTGTGATTTTGTAATAATCATAACCTTTAATTTTTAATTTTAATTTATATAAATCTACGACTGTTTTTTTACCCAACCAAATTTGGCTTAGGCGTTCATAACGAACGCCATTGAAGCCCAAGTTTTAGTATTTAATTTTTTCCAAATATTCCAATCAATCATTTTACTGAAGGCTTGGTGCATATTTCCTACTGTTAAATTATCTAAAATACCCTTATCAATTGAGTACCATTTACCACCTTTAGTAGTTAAAACGTGGAACCAATGTTCAGAACCATTTTCATACTTTTTAGCAACTTCAACCACTGTTGTATGCTTAGATAAATAATAAGGTAATTCTTTAACTGTACCTTCGAAATCGGTAATCATTTGGAAACCAGCTCTCGCCTTACCAGTCATACGAAACTTATATACTTCGTTTTCGTCTTTTAACAGGTTAGATACTGAAACTGAATTACCATTAATGCTGATGCTACCATAAAATACATCACCACCCATTCCATTGTCATTTACTTTAATCATGTTTTTCATATTCTTTAATTTTTAATTTCCGTAAAATTACGACCAATTCTTCACATCTCCAAGCTCTCTGCACAATTTCTTTATTCTTCACATCTCTCGCATCCCTCAATCGTGCACCGTAAATGTACGACGTGTATTTTAGGTAACCAACCAATTGCGCATAAGTCTTTAAAATTTGCGCAAATCTGCGCGAAAATGCGTATAGCCCGTTGAAAATCAACGAGCTATACATTAAATCCGCGTATATATGTAGAGCGTTAGTAATTAACGCGTTATATTATTACTCGGTTTCGTGCGACATATATTGTTCAAATTCATGCGCGGCTTTCGGATTAACATTTTTCATATGTTCAAGCGTTAATTCGTAACGGCCAACTTCTGTACTTTTAATAAACAATTCATCATGTAAATTATCAGCAGTTTGTTTTATTGTTACTACTTCTGTTCTCAATGTTGCCATTTGTTTTTGCTGTAAATAGCAAATTACAAGTAAGAATAAAGCGGCACCACTGGCAACTTGTTTTTGATTGGCTATAAGCCATTTAATCATTTTCATATTACTTTAAATTTAAAAGTGCATTACTACCTGATCCTAATACTGTAGTTGGGACATCGCCTTTCCATTTTTGCACCTTGATATATTCAATGTACATTGGGGTTAGGAATTGTTGTTCTTTTCTTACTGCCTCTGCTCTACCAGCAGCAGCAATTACAGCTTGAGCACTATCACCTTTAGCACGTGCAATTTTTTCTTGTGCCTCAGCTTGAGCAACTAATGTTCTCTGAATAGCGGCTTGTGCTTCTTGAACTGCTTTAGTTTTCTCTTCAATTGACTTTGTAATAGCAGGAGGTGGAGCGATATTAGTTCTTAATTGAGATACTGTAAACCACTTACCTACTCTCTTATTACATTCAGTGATGATACTAGCTTCAAATTCAGCTCTGTGGTTAAAAATACTATCAACTGTAAATAAGTTTGCTACGTCATTAACTGATGATACAATAGCATTTCGTAACCAACCTTGTTCTACTGTTTTAATATCAACCCTTAAGTTCTGGAACATTTGATCCACTGCTGTTGGGTTAAGTGAATAGTTAAAACTAGGTCTAATTGTTACTTGGAAACCACCTTTAGTAATAATAGTGTTTTCTTCATAATCAATATGTTGTTGGTAAACTGGAAACTCATAATATTGTTGTGTAAATGAGTTATATAATACCCAACCACGTTTGTATTCTACTTTAGCCATACCTTTACTATCGCCGATGTTATCTACTAAAATAGCTACTTTACCTGAATCAACTCTCTCCACTTCGTAGGGAATAAATACTCCCAAAATAAGAGAAATAACTACTGTTGCTACTGCTTTAATAACACCAAGTGGTTTTAAATGTACATCACCATACTTATCAGGTTCACCTGTATAGGTAGATAATTTAAAGGCACCGAATACTACTCCGAATACCAAAATCGAAATAATGAATGTTAAAATTCCAATCATAACTGTTTGTTTTTATTGTTTTAAATTAAAATATGTCGTTTTTATCTTCTTCATCGAATAAATCCTCTCCCTTATAATCGGGATGGTTTTCTTTCATGTAATCAATTCCTCGTACCCAAAATGTAGCAACAAGGGCTGCTAATAAAAATGAGCCCCCTATTCCAATAATTAGTCCCACCATTTTTCTATATTGTCGTTTAAATGTTGAAATAATTCTTGTTTTACTTTATCATGATCTTCTACTGCTTTGTCTATACCCTCTCTATTCCATTCTGTAGCTTCTGATAAGTATTTGTCAAGATAATATTCGGTTTGTACTTTATTTATTAAATCAATTGTTTTTAGAATACTATCAGCATCTTCAGTATTATATAGGTGAATACCTTTATTACGAATATATTGTTCAGTAAATGTAAGTTTATGTTTAAGTATTTCGTAAATGAAATAATAATCCCAATCACGATCCCTCCATATAATTGGAGCCCATCTAATCAGGTTTTTGATTTTTCTAATATATTCTTTAATTCTGTACATAATGTTAATTTAAAAAATGGGCCCTGCTAAATACAGGACCCATGGCAGAGTAACGCAACCTAATTAGGCAGCAAAGAACTCGTTGTTCTTAATACGACGACGAGTCAAGTTGTACATTGCATTAGCAACGATTTGGTTAACCTTTCTTTCACCAGCAAGAATGTAATAAACCATTCTTTCAGTGTAACCGGTTTCATTTGAGATGCGTGTAACATCACCAGAGCGCTTACGCGCTTTAAAGAAAGCTAATTTTGCGGTGCGGTTTAAATAATTCGCACGAACGTTTGTTTGATAACTCATAACTGTGTTTTTAATAAATTAAATTTTTAACAGGAGCAAAGATACGACTGTATCTTAAGGTAACCAAACTTACTTTAAAAATATTTTGAGAAAAGTCTATAATCTTTTTCGTATATAGCCATGACACGTTGAATTTGTTCTGTTGTTAATGTCTCTTCAACGGTTTTCTTGAGTTCGAGTGGTGTAGAATTTTCTTTAGGAAATGGTTTAGGGCTCCATTCGCCATAAGTAAATTTCTTAGTTAATTCGGGCCACGCTTCAACTATACCCTTAATGTTATAAAAATGCAAATAATCAGGTATAATACCATCGGCCGTAGCACAATAAGTCCATTGTGGGTGAAATACATAATCTAAATCGTAAAATTGCCTCCAATAATCTTCAACAGATAATTCATCCGCGTTATGTTTTACTTTTTGTTCCAGCAATGTAAGTGTTGTTTCTAAATTATTTAGGTACTGATGTGTGCCTGGTCTATTTTCTTCTGGGTTCCATTCTTGGCGTTCTAATATACCAGTATTCCATTGTAGATACCACCATGCTGAAACAAAACGTTCAACTGGTTCTCTAACTATAGCCATGCAATAATGAGTACGAGTAAAATCGTCTCCATTCCACAATATGTCTTTAAGTAATCTGTGGTCATGAACTCTATATTGTCTTCCATTTGGCCACTCATAAACTAATGCGGCGTGAATTGATTCTGAGGCGTTTTTAGGAATGGCTAATGCGAATGCATCACAATGATCAAATCTCATTATTTATTTTGTTTTAGTCCGTATTTAATCCACTTATACCAAATACGTTCATGAATGTAATATTGGATTGGTTTATAGACTAATTCAGCAACACCAAATGCTGCTCCAACTTTTATAGATCCACTTATTAACCACATTAATCCAAAACCGATTATTGTGCTTATTATTCTGTAACTAATTGTTTTAGCTATATGTCGTTTTCTTTCTACTATCATTTTATTATACAGATTTTATTCTTCCACTCAATCATATTAGCGTTACAAGACATGTGCCACTTCTCACCTACACCTTCAATCATATCTTTTGTAGTAAATGAAGGGCAGAATATTCTTACCTCAGAAGCATGATGTTCTACTCCATCAATAAGAACTCTCCATTGCAATTCATCTTCTGGTTTAGCATCTGTTTTATATCTTAATTTTACTATCATAGTTTACCCTCTTCTCTCATTTGCTCTCTAATTTTAGTAGCTGATATTTCTTTTACTTCAGTTGGTGGTTCATGTTCAATAATATCGTATCCAACACCACGTCCAAAATTAACTGAATCAATATCAGGTATAATCATTACTCTAACTCTACCTTCATCTATAAGATCAGCTAGTTCTTTATGTAAATTAGACATTACTTCAATAGAGTACCATGGATTTTTTTCATCGGGTTCTATATCGCGAATACAGATTAATACGTTTTTGTCTTCATTTAATCGTTGATCTATAAGCCAACGATGTCCTGGATGCCAGGGTTGCCAGCGACCAATAAACATTGAGTATTGTTTACCCTCAATCTTTAACTTGGGATCTGCTGTTGCGTGGTAAATTGCCATAACTAGATAATTGTGTTAATAGTTTGTAGTAACAATCTGTTAGTGTCTCGGTAGTGTCCATATCAATATAATTAGAAACAGGAGGTTCATAATCAGATACGAAATAAGTTTCACGTCCTCTTTCCACAGAAGTATGGACATAAATTTCAACAAGATTGTTTTGCATTTCAATTTTAAATTCATCTCTAAGATCTTTATACGGAGCCACTAGAGCAACTACCACATGACAACCTTGGTAGTGGAGGAATTTAGCTATGTCTTGAGCACGCTTGATATTTTCAACTCTTCCCTCTTTTCCGTAATTAACATTCTTGAAAATATCTCTTAATTGGTCGCCATCAATAAACGCTGTTTTAACGTCTTGAGTTTGTAAATAACCGAGTAATTCTTTACCTAAAGTTGTTTTACCATGACCTGGTTGACCAGTAAACCAATATATCATACTTTTATTCATTTGAAGATATAGTTTTATTACAACCATATCTTTGTTTAACATCTTTTAAATAAGCTATATCTATTTTTTTATAGCCTGTTTCTTCTTTTTCCAACCAATAACTACATTGTTTAACATATCGAATATAGTGTTCTAATTGTTCCATCACCTGTTTAGGGCGAGGATGTTTAATATTAAACTTATATTCTGCTAATAAACATGGTTGAAGAGAATTAAGGAGATCAGTAATCTCCTTTTTTCTCAATTCTTTAATGTCTACTTTGTTTCCAAAAACTGCTTCTAAATAAGTGGGGTCAAAATTCTTCTCCTTAAGCTTGTCTGATTTGTCAAGCTTGTTGAATAATTTCTTCGTTATATCGTTTATGTGATTCAATACCCCAAGTCATTTATTTTTTCTTTTGTGAAGAAGCGGGTTTTTTAGCTGCTGGTTTTGCTGCTGGTTTTTTAGTAGCTGGTTTTTTAGCTGGTGTAGGTTTTGCTTTAATTACCTCAGCAGTAGCAGGAGCAGATGTTTCATATCCTACTTCATGTGGGTAAGGGCATTTGTCTTCGTCAGCATAAATACCTTTCTTTTCAGCCTTGGCTTTCTGAACATTCTTAACTAAATAAGCTACAGTAAAAATAGCAATAGCAAGAATCAAAATTGTAATCAATTGCATAAATGTTTATTTTTGTTCTATTATAAATATGTATATATTATGTTTTATTATAAATCTTCTCGTTGATATGACGTTGCAATGCCGGTGAAAAAAAACGACAACCATACGCAGCTTTTACTTCACGTTGCTCAGCTAATTCGTCATAACGAATTTGCATTAATCGTCTTCTCCTAGTTTTGATAGGTGGGTCAATATAACTGTTTGGGCTTTTTCTCATACTGTAAATGTATGAAAACTAATTTAATGTTCCAAATCTTTTAGCTAAAAATGGTTTCCAATTCTTTAGAATAGCAGTTACATAACTTAATTTAGGAGGAATTGTATTATTGATTAATAATTTCATAATCATTTCCTTCATATAAGAACGAGGCTCAATGTGGAAGTATTTATCTTCCCCAGCAGGAACCCATCGTTCAATTAATTCATCTATAGTTGATTCTATTTCGGGAGTAATATTCATACGAAAATAAATATGCCCGGTGTAGAAACACCAGGCATTTAAAATTAAAGGTATGAACAATTATCCCACCTCCTCAGGTGAGAAAACTTCGTAATAACACATCCACTTATACTTGCGTTCCATTCTAACGGCTTCGCGTTCGTGAGGATGGTTTTTATAAGAATATATTTTATCTAACTTATAATATTCACGTTTTATACTATGAAAACGATAGTGAGTAAACTCGTGAATTATAGTTCCAATGAAGCCCATAAACGTTCTATGTTTAAGAGCAAACACATGAATTTCATTTTTCCATGGATCATAATAGCCAGCAAATTGTCTCTTTGTTCTATGAAACACTAGTTTAGGATAAGCTCCGTTTATATGGCTATTACCAAACATTTTCTTACACCACTCAAATACTTTTACTGCGCTTCTTCTTGTTATGTCCTTCTTTCCCATTTTCATAACTCAACAAATTTATAAGGTTTTTAATTTCAGTACATTCCTCATATAACTCTTGTTCAGCATATATTGCTAAACAAGTATCTAGGGCCATGTTCCACTGTTCGCGACTTAAAGAGAATCCGTATATATCGTTACTTCCCTTCTCTTTAAATTCAAACGCCGTTACTTCACTCTTTTGTTTACTATAACCTTGTTTAATTGAGCCATAAATGGCCTCAGCAACCTCAATATCTTTTGATTCAACGCGCTCCCTAAATTCGGCAAAAGTACTACCTTCAAATAGTTTCATACGCGTTAATTTTATATAAATATCTACGCCATTTTACTTTTGTAGATTCGTTGTTTTTTCTGCCAATTATTTTTTAATGACTGAACCATTTTATCGGCGGCACATAATTTATTATTGTAATCCGTTTGTTCCTGAAGTTCAGCTTTTTTAGCTTCAACGTGTTTACAAGTTCGCTTATGTCCACTCCACCCAAACGAATGACACTCACAAGTCCAACGATTACCATCTAATTCAACAAGGTATTTTTTACCTTTACTACCATCTACTTCCCACTCAAGGTGAATTTCGAGTGCTGGATTTGGAGTATGTCTATTTTCCTTTCTAAACCATTTAACATCATTATAAGTGGTTTCCATAGGGACATCCTGCCATTTACCATCACATATTAAATACTTTTTACCTGGTTCCTGAATCGATTCGAACAGAACTGGTACTGTAAATGAATGAGCAATAATCATAACCTTAATTTTTAATTTAAATAAAGATACGAAGTGAGGGTTGGGTATCCAACCCTCTTCGTACTTATATTTACTAAGCTGCTACGAATTGTTCAGCAATTTCCCACAATTGGCCGTTCAAAGCCATATCTTGTTGGAAGTTTTTAATTGGTCTTGCTTTACGCAATTTACCTTCTTCATTAACATATGTAAATGAACCACCTACAATTTTCTCTTGAACGCGGTTAAATACTTTCCATAATGTATTACCACTATCTTCGTTACGTTCAATAGCAAGTAACTCTTCAAGTTCAATACCTGTAACTTTAGCACCTCCGAAACGAGCATCAATTGCTTGTTGAGCAAATGCTTTCATTTCGTTTTCAGTCATTGTTTTAGTAATAAACATATTCATACGCTCAACAATTGAAGGTAAACCATCTACGAATTGCTTAATATTGGTTTGTAATTGGTCAAATGAATAACCCATATGACGAATATTAAACGAACCAAAATCATGAGATTTAATTACTAATCCATTAGAACATACTAAACGGAAAATACCAGCTTCAAACTTAAATGATGATTTTCCATCATGGCTATTTGTAAGCAATACTTGAGGATACATTGTACCATCATCACCATTGATTTCGATACTTGGATTAAAGAATTTAATCAGGTGTTTTTGGAAACCCGAATTTTTACGGCTGCGAACCATTGTCGCTTGACCTACTTTCCAACCTAACGCATCCATATCGTCAATAATTTTTGACGTTGGGATAAACGTATAATTTTCTGATACTGCGTTAGACGCTTTGGTCTGATACGCTACTGGGCAAATTGCCTTAATTTCATTACGCTCCATTCCTTGGAGATTCATCACTGAGGTTTGATTTCTGTTGTTCATAACATTTATTTTTTAATTTTTATACCTTAACTGGCAAGCGTAAAATTACGACAGCACTCTGAGGTAGCCAAGCTTCCCTCGAGTACTTTCAAAGACTTTTATAGAACGCGCGAAATCAACGCGCTATGTATTAAAAATTATGCATATCCATATGTAATCATGTCATCTCTGTACACATCTTCAATAAGACCACGGTGATCTTCGAGTATTGATCCGAACTGTTCATGAATTTTAATTTTTTCTTCATTATAACTCTTAATAAATGAGTCATATGTTGGATATTTAGCTTGAAATTCTAGGTCTGGATTTAAACCTGGTTGTATGAATTGTTTTAATTCCCATTCATGTTCGTAAGGCATAGTTTTAATAGAATCCATATTACTTTTCTCAATAAAAATAGTTAAGGGAGAAGGATCTAGATTAGGAAAGGCATTTTTAGTAACATCTATTCCTCCCCATTTACTTAATTCATCTTTAAAATCATCCATCCATACATCCATTGTTTCAAAAGGTAAAATTCTTAAAGTATATGGACGTGGGGTTTTTAGGGATAAAAAATTAACTTGAGGCCATGCATGAATAGGTATGCTACATAAATTAACATTATCCCATCCTTTAGATTTAATAATATGTAAATTGGTAATAAGTAAGTGGAGTTGTTCTTCACTACTATGTCTATCATTTACAAACCAAGAATCAGTATAAAAACTTTGATAAGGATTTCTGGAAACAGGAGTTATTTGTGGGCGTTTAAATCTTTTGTGAAGTAAAGTTTCATAGGCAAATGATTTAAATCGATCAAATGGATTTCTAACCATAGTAAAGAAAAAATAATCATGAAAATCAGGAATATGCTTATAAATACTTACTAAGGGTTCATGTCTGTTTGTTGAAAACGAAACATCACCATTTAATTTCTGCTTTGCTGATGGGTGAAGGGGGCATAAATCTATGTTCCATAAAAGATTTACATTACTAGAATGAGGAAGGGAAGAAAATGACCTTATTAAAAATTCGGTCATTGAACTAGATCCTGCTTTAGGAACATCTATGAATACAGTTTTTATTGCAGAAATAATCATACTATAAATAATTTATAAATTCTTCGCCGTTAGATTTTTCATCTATAAGGCCTAATTGTTTTAAATGCTCACGATAATGTTCATCCAACTCCCAATCAACCTGAGCTGTTTTAGGTTGGTCAACATAATCTTCAATTGATAATATTTGTTTATTACTATAAACGTCACCAACAAATAAAAAGTAACAATTGTAGCAATATAAGTCTAAATTTTCACGTTTCCAATTTTTCTTATTACTATCTTTAAAGTTAAGTAATAATGGAACTCGATAATCAGTTACTCGTTGTTCATTAAACCCACATTTAGAACAACATTCAGGTAATATTGCCTCTTGTATTAATCGACTTTTAAGTTTATTTACACTATAGGATTCAATATACAATTCACCACTTAATATTTGTTGTAATGCTGGTTCCTTGCCTTTATTAGACATAAACTTATTAATACCCCTACCAGCTTGGTTCTTATGTAATTCAAATAATGACTTACCTGATGTTTCATCCATCAATATCTTAGCAAACTTTTTATAGTGCTGATATGAGCAATTCAAATAACGAGCTGCTGAGCGATTACTTTTGGTAACACGCATTGCTCGTAATATATCTTCTTTGCTGATTGGTTTAGGTAACATTAGCTAAACAATGATGGGTTTATTTTACATAATAGATTAAATAAATCCTCTGCTGTTTCTAATACAACTTCTTTATTATCTTGATCTAATAAATAATTGACAGTACCATCTGGATTTATTCTGTCATACAAATAAAATGATACTAATTCAAATCCTTCTTTACCTAAATAAAGTAACAATAATGAATCTATTATTTGATAAAAATCTTCATTATAATTGTCTAATACAATTCTAAAATCAGTAGCAAGTAATATTTCTCGAGTAATAACTGACTCACACAGGTTAATTACCTGCATGAATATTTCTTTTTTACGTTCAGTATTATTCTTTTTCTTACGTTTTAGTGAAGTTGAGGCATTGAGCAATTCATCAAACGCTCGCTTTAGTTCTTCGTTTCTTTCGGGGTTGCTCATGTAACAATTTATTTTGTAACTCTTTTATTTCAATACACATTTCAAAATTATCCTTTTCAGCATGGAATTTAATTACTGATTCCAATGCAGGTACCCATTTATCTTTTTCAAGTATAATTAGGGTACCTGATGTATTAATTTCAAATAGATGTGCTTCTTGTTTTTTGTTAACAACAGCGTTTTTAATACTATTGTATGTTTCATAGAATACTGATTCCTGAAATTGAAGTGATTCCACTAATTCAGCAGATGTGACTTGACTTAAATCAACCATCATCTTAGGAATAGATCTATTTTTTGATTCTTTGGTTATCATGCTTTTAAAACAAAGTCTTGGAAGAATATAACTAATGAATCTAATGGGATTAAAAAGGCAGCTGCGTTTTTTTCAGGTGCGTCTAAATCTCTGTCTAATTCAAGTTTATATTTTGCAAATTTAGGAGATAATTGAACTGCTAAATCGTTTGAAATTTTATCTAATTCTTCTTTGGATATTAATTCTCTTTCTCTACCATTTTCTAATGGGAAGAATTTAATTTTGATACCTTTTTTAGTTTCATTTCTATTAACATCAAACGTTACGTTGAATTGTTGATCGCCTAATGTTGCTTTATATGTGCCAATTTCATTTATTGTAGGGTTGTACATGCTTTCATCATTAGCATCTGATTCATCCTCATTAATAAAAAATTCTTTTAAACTATATTTTCCCATTATTATGTATTTGTAATAAATATTTAAGATACTTGAGAATCGCCTCTCCACACGCGGTATGAATCGCTATCAAAGTGTTCAGTTGATACTTCAAATACGATACCATCGGTAAGTGCTTCTAATTGATGTGGTTGACCAGGTAATTGTCTTACACTATCACCTTCACGTAGATGTTTTTCAACCACCTCAGCAGTTTCAGTGTTAATATATCTGTATATAAATTCACCTTCTTTAACATACCATGTTTCATCTTTAATCATATGGTAATGCATACTGAATTTAGCACCTGCTTTAAAACAAAGCAATTTACCACAATACAAATCATTATTTTCAAATATGATTTCATGTCCCCATCCTTTAGGCACATTACACTCTTTACATTCTTTAGCATTAAATACTAATGGTTGCTTATAAGCCATAATTCATAATTTTAGTTGTTGAATATTTTTCTTGTCGAGGCCAAAATTTTATATTTTTAAGATATTGTCTTCCTACTATTGGTTTATTTTGATAATCACTTCCTATAACATAAACATCGGGATTGATTGCCCTTATCAAGGTAATAAGTGATTCATCTGAATCAAATATAAACACATTAGAAGTGTAATTTAATGCTTCTAACATTTCTTTACGTTCATAAACATTATGGAATGGTCTATTATCACCTTTTTTATCCTTAACACGTTCATCTGAATCTATTGCTACATATAGTTTACCAAACGAAGCAGCAAACTCAAGCAATTTAAAATGTCCATAATGTAAAACATCAAACGTACCATTTACAAATACTTTTGTTTCATTAATAAGTTTCATATTCAATTTCGGTTGCACCCAGACCCCAATTTTCATCGTTGTCTGTTTCGTTAAAAAATTCTACATAACGCCAAGCGTCATTGTATGCTTTAGCTTAACCCTTAAATGCACCTTTGTTTTCAAGATCGGCAACACGTGTTCCATCTGCTTTAGTAAAATATGCTCCGTGTTCCATATGAAATAAAGCGGGTTGATAAGCAACAGCTAATTTAAAGTCATTTATTGCTGCTTTCTTTTGAATATTAGTATCACAAAAACATTGATACAACATTGATTCTTCAAATCCCCTAATCCAATGCCATACTTTAGAATGTGCTATTTGAAAGTCACCACAGCAGTTAATTAATGAATATTTGTCATTAGGAGTAACTTGAGCTGGAAAATGACGTTCTGGGATTGTATTACATAATTCATCTCTTAATTCACGCCATCCATCTTTACCATGTTTGTAAACTAATTCTTTAGGTGCTTCACGTCTTGAAACAGTAACAAATGATTCGCTTCCCATTTCATTAATTAATTTATCTAATTCTTCACGTTTAGGAGGTATAATATCAAGGTTAGTTGATACAATAAAATCAGTTGATAAACGTCTTATACCAATATTTCTGCTTATTGCTTCATTACATTGTTGTGCTGTAGGGTCATTATGTGTTAATATAGAAGCGATGTTTGGAGGTATCATGATATGTTTCAATTTACCTGTTTGAGGTAATTGATCCTTAATTTCCCAAAAGAACGAACCCGATGGTGAGTTCCAATCGATATAAATTACTTCATCAAATGTATCCAACATTGATCTGAAGTGGATAATACCACGTTCAAAATCTTTGTACCCATCATTTCTATTTACTACTACTGCTCCTACTGACATAATATTCAATTGTTTTTCTTAATCCATCTTCCAATGGTGTAAATTGGAAATGTGTTAAACATGTGTTAATCATTTTTTTCGATATCGAACCTACAAATTGATTAGTATCAAACTTAATACTATTAAAGTCATAACCAACTATATCACAAATGGTTTGAGCATAATCTCTAATTGAGTAATCTTGTCCTGAAGACAAGTTACATATTTGTGGAGTCCAAGTTAATGCTTGTTTTATTATTTTAACAGCGTCATCAATATAAATTAATTCACGTCGTTGGTATCCGTCACCCCATAAAACAACCTCACCACCATTTTGTTTTGCATCAACTATTTTTCTAATTAAATCAAATATAAAATGTCTATCATCTAATTCATAATTGGGTCCATATAATGTAGAAGGAATAAGGTAGGTATATTGCATACCATATTCGTCATTCATTGCCCTACAACCAATTAATAAATTACGCTTAATGTTACCATATACTTCGTATCCAGGTTCAGCTTCACCTTTCAAATAATTAAATTCTGTTTTTTCAACATTAGCATCGTAACCACAAGATGAACCAAATGTAATTACTTTAGCATTTGGGAAACAATTTTTCCATCCTTGAAAAAAAGCGTTATTAATGTCTGTATTAATTAGGAATTGTTCGCCTGAATGGTTCTGACAATAACCACCAGCCGCCGTTTTAACGGCCATATGGATTATATAATCATAATTTTGTCCGCAATCGAACAATTTACCTTTCATATCGTGGCTATTAGCTACCTCAATATCATATTCAGATTGTAAGGCAGGTACTAATGCTCTACCTACAAACCCCGTTCCACCTGTAATTAATATCTTTTTCATATTAGTCTGTAAGTCGTCCCATTTTTAAATCCACATCACATTTTACACCACACAAATGGGATTCGTTTCTATAAAATATAGTCATGCCGTTATTACCTTTTTGTGTTTTATGTTTCCACTCTGGATTAACTGCTAACCAGTCATCAACTGCTTTTGATTGATCAGGAAAACAATCCCAAGGATCCATATCATGTGTTATTATAACACCTGTTGGTGACAATAAAGTAGCATAATTATCAAATTCAAATTTAGTATCTACATAATTATGGCTTGTATCAGTAAAGAATATATCAACTTTACCTACTAATTCACTTAATTGTGGAAATACTGCTTCAGTAGTACCTTGTTTGAATGTCCAAAAAGGTAATTGTTCTCTAAGTTGTTGAAAATTGTGTTTTGACTCTGGTAAGTTTTGGTAGTCAGCCATATCCACATCTACTAGTTTGGCACCTACTTTATAAGCGCCTAAGGCAAAAGCAGCTCCTGAATGTCCATCTCTAATACCAGCATGAACTATTACTTTTGGTTTAATTGCTTCTACTAACTCTAGTAAGTAAGGTAAATGACCTGCTATGTCACTTTTACTTCTACTTTTTTTCTCATTAAAGAGATCTTCTAATTGTTCTAAAATATTTTCCATGTTATTTAAAAATTACTTTGAATGCTGCTGGATGATATCGAGTGTCTGAGAACCCTAAGTATTCAACATCCTCAATTTTATCTTCCATTTGGTTTAAAAATTCTTTAAATGCTTTATATTCATGATGTTCCCAATCAGGATAATTAAAAAATTCATCGAATACTAAAACACATTGTTTACTAAAATATGGTTTCATATTATCAAACACACATTTAGTAGATGAATACAAGTCAGCATCTAAGTGAAGTAAACTAACTCGTTCAATTTTAGTCTCATTAAGAAACTTAGGTAATGTTTCATCAAACCAACCTATTACTAATTCCATTTTTTCATTTGGTTCAAATGGAGGAACACCCTGGGTATCAAATTTACCTTTTTCATTATGTTCATTCCATTCTTCAGGCAAACCCTCGAATGAATCAAACCCGTACACTTTATCTTTTAATGTAGTAAGAAATTCTAATGTTTTGCCACTATATACCCCAAACTCAAACCAATCACCATCAGTATCAGCTTCTTTAGCTGCGCTCATTAAACAATTAGTATGAGCAACTAAATATCTCATTTTAGGTTTAATATCCTGTTCAAATTCTAAAGGTGTAGCACCTAATATTTTATCTCCTAATGTCATCTTACAAGTTTGTAAAGTTATTATTTGACGCATCAATTATTGGATACGCTTTAAGTAATTCTTGTATTCCGTCTTCTAGTGAATATGATGGTTTCCAACCCAATGCTTCTAATTTATCGTTAGAAACTATATAGTTGCGTTTATCTGGGTCTTCATTTATTTCAGACTCAGCTATATAAAAATCAGGAATGAATTGTTTAATCGTTTCACATAATTCTTTCTTACTGATGTTAGCTGTACTTAAACCAACGTTATATGGTTGGCCTTTCATTGTATTAAAGTTATCAATAGCAAATAAAAATGCTCCAACTACGTCTCTGATATGAATGAAGTTACGTTTGAAGTGTGATTCGAATAGTACGATGTATTTTTCTTTAAATGCTTTATATGTAAAGTCATTTACTAATAAATCTAATCTCATTCTTGGAGACATACCAAACACAGTAGCTAATCTAAGTGTTACAGCGTTACCTCTTTGTAATAATGCTTCTTCAGCTTTAACTTTAGTAACACCATACAATGAAATAGGTTTCAAAGGTGTTTCTTCAGTACAATAAAGATCAGATTGACCAATACCATAACCACTATTAGTTGTGGGGTAAATGATTTTTTGATCATCTCTGGTATTACGAGCTAACCATTCAAGTGCTGTTTGGTTTGTATCTTGAGTTAACTCAGGATATTTTTTACAAGCAGGCATTCCTACTATACAAGCTAAAGGAATAATGATATCTGCTTCTTTAACTAATGGCTCCATCATTTTCCAATCACGAACATCACCTTTGATAAATTTAAAGTTATCTAAATGACAATATTGAGTTAATGATGTATTTTTATACATCAAATTATCTACAACAGTAACGTCGTAATTTCTGTTTATTAGTGAATCTACTAATACGGAGCCAATGTAACCTGCTCCTCCGGTTACTAATACTTTATCCATGTTGTTTAATTTGTTTAATAACATCATCAACGCTAGGTAAAAATGCTTCTACAGTGTCTTTTAATTCTAATAATTTTGCTGATTTATCTCTTTCAGATAAAATTGGTTTATCAATAGGCCAAGTAATATCTAAAACCGGATCATCCCATCTAACAGTAAATTGATTTTCAGAGCCTTTATAGTATTCAGATTGTTTATAACTGAAGATACCAAATTCACTCATTACTAAATGTCCATTAGCACACCCAGCAGGAATTAATACTTGACTTCTGTTTTTGTCGTTAATTGGGATTTGAATCCATTTCAAGTAACTTGGAGATTCAGGTCTCATATCGACAACGGTAGCTAACATACTACCATACAAGCATTGAACTAATTTCCATGTGTGTTTATCACCATGTAATCCTCTCAATGTGTGTCTAACTGATGTACTAACGTCATCTTGTACCCATCTAATAGGGGCACCTGCGTTGTACTTAAATACTTCATAAAACTGTTGGTTAAATGTTTCTATATACTCCCCTCTATAGTCATAGTGTTTGAATGGGGTAATAATAGCTACATCTTTAATTACATCACTAAATTTATATTCCATTATAATTCATTTGGGTTAACAATCGTTGTTCCTTTTCTTTGTACTACATAAGTAGCGCATTTGTTAGCATAGTTAATTGCTTTAACAATATCACCTGTTTGGCAAAACTTAACAGCTAAACCAGCTAAAAATGTATCTCCAGCTCCAGTATTATCCTTAACGTCTACTTTTTGAACAGGATAAACTTTACCATCATGAATACATCCTTGACTACTTATAGTTACAATAGTTTTATCTAATATTTTTTGTGATACATGTCCTCTACATTTAGCAAATTCACTTTCGTTTATTTTAATGTAGCTAATTTTATCAGCAAATATATTATTGATTACTTTTTTAGTATCTAAAAATGTTATGTTAGAATTTTCAGCTATGTAAGTGATATCATCTTCTTCTAAAAATCCTTTACAATAATCACTTATAACAACAGCATCAAATGCTCTAAAATTTATTTTTTCTAAATCAGTAACTCGAGCTATATGTTCCTCTCCAGTATCAACTCTAACAAACATATGGTTTGTTTTAGAGTCAACATACCTGGTTTTATGTATTTGTTCTTTATTAGTTAAAGTAGTTACTTCTGCTCCTAATGCCTCAATGTTTCTAACTACATTACCAGCCATACCTGGATATGTAATTGTTTCTGCGGGTACCATTACTGGTACTGGAGCATCAGGACACATTCTAAGACATTTACCATAAACGTAAACGTCCATACAACTATCTCCAACTACTAATATTTTAGGTTTTTTCATATTACCAACTAATTTCCCAATCTTTAAAATCGGCTGCTAAACAATCTATTTTATAATCTTTTCTACCACCAACTACTTCTTGAATTTTGTTTTTAGCGGTGTTTCTAATTCCATTTAAACCATGAGTTAATTCTAGGTTATTACCATCTTTAATTCCCTTACGATAATTTGATTCGTTATGCCAAATGTGTAAGTTCATTTGTGATAATACTACAATCGCTCTGATTGTCTCGGCTGTTACTTTTCCATTTTGTTCATCCAACAAGATTTGAATGTCATGTACTATGTCGTTAATTTCTTGAGCGTATTCATCTTTATGATCAGCAATGAATACCTCTTTGAGTTGACTAATAGATAATCTGTCTACTAGTTCTGATAATGTGGGTAAATATTTTCTTTCCATTCTTATAAGTTATTTAATTCTATTAGGGTATCCAAATATTTCTCCAATCGTTTGAAGAAAAATCCTTGTTCTTTAACTAATTCATAGTTGTTCTCTATATAAGGTAATCTACTATAGTAGTCTTCAGGAGTTAGTTTATTAATAATGTCTACTAATTCATTTTCATCATTAAAATATATAACACCACGTTCGTCGTACCAATCACCTATATTAGGAGCACCCCAATAAATTGGTAATGTTTTAGTACCAAAACAATCTAATATTTTATCTGTAAAATAATGTTTGTGTTTTGAATTTTCAACGGCTACATGAAACATCTTATGTGTGTTCCATACTTGTTTTTTACCATCACCCTCAATTGGGTTGCCGTTTGGTCCTATTTTTGTTTCGAAGTATCCAGGTCGTTGTCCTCTTTCTTGGTCAAAGTCATCTAATACTCTCCACCAATTGTTAGGTATCTGTATTTGATCACCTTTAGCTAATATGCGTTGACGTAATTTATGTCCGTCTAACATTTCGAGAATACCACTTAAGAAAGTAACCCCAAACTCACGTTCAGGGTTAGTTTCAAATGTGTTTATATAGTTAATATCTAAGTTAGTTTCACCATGTAAAAATAAACTATAATTAGGAGTATCACCTAATATTTCTTCATCCCAACTTAATACAGCGGAAAATGCGTTATAATTATTTTTTACAAATGAATGTAAACCAAATAATTCATTTGGTTCATTCAGTACAATCAAATTAACATCACTATATTCACTCGCATCTCGAGGAACATAATCATTAAATATTGTTATTGATTTATTCTTATATTTTTCTAAACAACCTAATTCTCTTTCGTAACGTTCTATAGGTAGATAACTACTATATAGTTTCATAAAACTTATTTTGTTTTTCTTGTCTATCAATATCTTTAATATGAGTTAAAGACCATTCTTCTAAGGCCGGTAATTGAGCTGATGTTTTAAATCCGGTTAGGCGTTCATGTACTTTATTAATCCATTGAATTTCGGGTTTATTTGCACATATACGTGTTTGATAATCGGGCCAGTTAATCCAACCATTATCATCTACAAACCATCTCCATTTATCAATGTGAGCTTGAGTTAAACCATTTACTTTATTAACTCGAGGAACTGCTATTAAATCAACTATACCTTTATTTAATTCTAAAAATTCATGGATGTTTTTAGAAAAATAATAATTTAATGTTTCATCAGCATCAATAAAGAAAATCCAATCTTTAGTACATAAACTTTTAAGATTATTTTTAAATGTAGCAAAGTCTTTATTTAATGGATGGAAATAATTCATTAACTTGTACTTATTAACTACCTCTTTTACTTCATCAGTAGCAGTAATATCCATCTGTACCACTATTTCATCTTCCTCTCTAATATTTTTTACAAGTTGCTGTAAGAGTTTATCTAATTCCTCATGTTCGTTATGAACAGTAATTGCAAAACTAATAGTAGCCATAATGTTAATTTTGATCGTTAAATACTCCGATGTATTCTAAAGCATCCATAAAATTAGTTCTTTCAAACAATTTAAGAGACTTCATATCGGTTTTGTGGGTATAATATTCTTCTGTTCCTGGTTTTTTGAATTTTGCTTTTTCCTCTTCTTCTACTTCAGTCATCAACACACCAGCCCATTTCCATTCTTCCTTGTTTTTACCATAAGCAAAAACAGTACCTTGGTTTTCAATGTTAACTGATTGAGGGTACCAAACACGTCCTTCACTATCAGTATGTTTTATGTCAACATAAAGATAAGGTAATGATTGATCATATTCTTCAAAGTTAAATTCACCTTCTCTAATCAAATCAGATGTTTGATATCCACATCCGAAACAAGCGTAATTTGAATGAAACTCATTAATTGGGGTTTGATAGCAAGCATCGCTACCGCATTTGGGACATATTACTAAATTGTCTTCCATACTATATCTAAATTATAAGTGTTATTTGAATAGGTGAATATTACTCCACCTGTATTATTTTGGTAATTCAATTTTATCTATTTTAGGTAACTTTAATTCTACTTTCTTAGGAACAAATGCTTCAAATATTGTATCTAATTTTTCAGTCATTTTTTCTAATGAGAAGTTTTGTTTATTTCTAAATGCTAATTGTTTTGCTTTAGGAAGATATTTTTTATAATTTTCAAATACATCTTTCATTAACCCAATAGCATATCCTTGATCTACATTAAACCAACCACCTTGTTCTAGTATAAAGTCATTTACTGCTGATTTATCAACTGCTTTTACTTCACCTGGAATTAAATTAGCAAATTCGGGATCTAAGAAATCTAAATGACCTGACCAACCTGATGCTAATAATGGTTTTTGTGTTAGTGTAAATTCTAATAATGGGCGACCAAATCCTTCACCTTTAGTAAATGATAACATTGCTTTTACTTTAGGGTGGTTATATAAGAAGTTCATTTGAGAATCTTCTAATTCACCATGTAATAAATAAATGTTAGGTAAAGTAGACGTTTTAACTTCACTTTTAATAGCATCTATTTTTTTCAATACTTCCTCTCTATCCATAATAGAAGCAGGACCGTGAGATACTTTTAATATTAATCCAGGAGCATTCTTTTTATTTTTAAATGCTTCTAAGAACATTCTAATCATTAATGCTACATTCTTTCTATCTTCACCAAATCCTCCAGGTAACCAATGACCTACAAATAAGAAATTAAAATCAGATTCAATTTCATCTAATGCTTCTACTAATTCATCAGCAGGTATTTCATCATCGCTCATTGGAAAGTATTTCTCTAAATCTGCACCCTCAAATAATACTTGAATTGGTTTTTCTAATACTAATGTACCTTCAGGAGCATTTGTTGTTTTATTTCTTCTTTCAAATTTAGATTCTTCAAATACTTTTTTAGCATGTTCAGATGATACTAAAGTTAAATTCATTTTATTAATACCTTCAATCCACGTGGGAGCACATATTGTAGTTTCAATACCTGCTGTAATACCAATATTGTATTTTCCTACTGGTTGAAATTCGTTAGGTACTGTAATTTGAATCCACACATCTGGTTGTGATTGTAATTGTGGTGCTGGGTAGTAGTTGTCTAATATTTGTTTTTCTTCTGCTATATCTGCATTTAAAGCCCCATAAGGTGTATTACCCCATCGCTGTGGCATGATTTTAATATCATATTTACCTGTTTTAAATAGAGCTTTTACTATGTCTCTTGAACGTGCGCCATATCCACTGAATGTATCAATTGGACAGCTAACTATAACTAATGGTTTTGCCATATTTTAATATACTAATTTGTGACGTAATTTTTTAACTGGATATTTTTCTACTTTGATTAATTCGAATGATTTTCTTGGTTTCCAAGTTGCTAATGTTTGATCAATATATTTGATAACATTATTACACATCCAACGGGCAGACATCATAGATTCATCACTAGTAACCCATTTGTGTCCTGACATCCCACGTCTTGCTCTTTCTTCTTTATTTAAATCAAAACATTCTTTGATTGCATTAGCTAAATCTCTGAAATCAACTCTATCATCCCAAATGTATGGAGTTGGAGGTGAACCTACAAGTGATCTATTACTTGGGAATACTGGTATTGCCCATTCACCACACTTTTTATATGTGCCGAAGTGATTTGAACAAAAGTTCTCATCAAATTTAATCCACTCACCATTCTCATCTTCAAAACGCATTTGGTCTTGCATACCACCTGTTACGTTAGCAATAATCATCTTTCCAGCCATCATCGCCTCAGTAAGTGACAATCCCCATCCTTCGTTAGATGAAGGTAAAACACAAACGTCTGATAAATTATAAAGTAAATTAAGTTCCTGAGATGATATTCTATTATTTGAGAACATTACATTTGCTTTTTCAGTGCATATTAAGTCTTTAACTGCAACTAAATCCGTTCCGTGTTCATCAATTGGTTGAGTATGAAGTACTAAAGCACATTTTGCTGCTTGTTCATCTGTTAATCCTTCAACAAATGTTTGATATGCAGCAATTAAATCAGAAGTACATTTACGTCTAATATTTCGAGCATTGTAAAAAACAATATACTCATATTCTTTATCTCCGAAAAGTGACTTTTTAATTTCTTGTAATCTAGTATATTCACTATGCTTAGTATCTACAGGAAAAAATATTTTTTCATTAATACCATGAGGTACATAAGCAACAACTTTATCTTTTGCTTTATCACCTAATACTAATCTATTAATATTTTCTGTTTGTTTACTGATAGCAAGTAATGCATCACATGACTCATAATACGGCTCATTATATAATGGAGCAGGTAAGTCATCCCAAATATTTAAATAAATAAATGGTAATTGTTTTCTAAATTCATTTTCAACTTGAAATAACCAAATCCAATATCTAGGATCTGTAAAGAAAAAGATAGCATCTGGTTTTTCGGCTGTGATTAATTGTCTAATCAAATCAGCTGTACCATAACCATCAATCGGAAGAATTTTAACATTAGAATCAGTAATACCCGCGTGCGCGTTAGTATCTTCTGCTACGTCAATAATTTTTCCTTGTTCTGGGTGTTTAATAGCGGCACCAACATTAAACCAATTGTATCGGTGTGCCGTTCCGATTACGATTTCTCTTGCCATCGTTGCAATACCAGAATGCATTCTAATATCGTCGCAGAGGAATAAAATCTTCTTCCTGTCGCTTTGCGGAATGTAACCTTCTTTCATTAACCTAATTTTTTTGTTTTTTAATTATTAACTGGAGTAGCGCTGCCTGTTAAGCTTAAAGTACTGTGAGTGTGTATTTGTTTTCTAAAATCTTCGTTTGTAAGATATAGATGCATTGCTCTATCTGTTAATTTTTGAAGTGAAAACTTAGTGCGCACACACGCAACTTTAAATTCATCAAACAAATGCTCGTGTACTTTAACACTTGTTAATTGTAACTTATTTTTTTCCATAGCCGATTTTGATATAAATATATACACATCTACGAAAACTACGCTACTTCAAAAAATTTCTTTTGAGGAATATTTTTATCACATAAGTTGGGTTTATCATTAAATGGACACCATGTACAAGAATCTTTACTTACATTTTTAGGATGTTCGTGGTCTCTATAAATTCCATCTTCATAAAATGCTTCGCTCAAAAATTCTTCAAAGTGAGTAACTATTTGCTTACGCTTAATTTTACCACTAGCTGGAGCCCACATTTGTATTCTTGGAATTGTATAATCCTCGTTTTCCCAAATTTTACGTTTAACAATAAAATATTGAACATCTACTTTATCAACATCTAATTTATATTGTTTAGCAAAAAATTCTTTATACAATAATATCTGAGATATAACCGACTCGTCTTTTTTCTTTTTATCATTCCATCCACTACGAGATGTTTTGATATCATAAATAATTACTTTATCTAAATCCATGTCGTATAAAACTAAATCAATATAACCTTTAAGGAATATATTTTTAGTTAAACCAACCATTAATGGCATTTCAATACCTAATAACCTAACATTACGTGTTGAAAAATATTTATTTCTGTTTTTCTTAAACCAATCAAGTATAACACATCCATCCTCAAAAAATTCTTTCATTTCATCAGGAGATGAGAAATGTGTTTTAACTTTATTATATTCTTCTTTGTAAACAGTTCTAAATCGTTCATTAAAGTAAGCTACAATATCCACTCTATCAGCAGCAGCACCACTCTCAGAATACATTATTTGAAAATAATGCTGCAGCGCCTCATGCATAGCAGTTCCGAATACTGTATGAATTGAAGCTTGATAGGGTGCTAAATTCTTAATGTATTGTAAATACCAATGGTGAGGGCATTTTCTATATATTGAATACTGAGAATATGAAACACTATTTTGATAACTGTGATTTATTTCAGGTAACTTAGTTTCTTTAATTAGTTTTTCAATATCTGTAAGTTTTTTCTTAGCCATATATTTCTCTTATCTTCATTCCTAACTCTGCATTGTTTGGATGCTTCTTAACCAAGTCTTGAACTGTGTTTAATGTTGTTATTTCTTTTTTTAAATACTGGGCTAAGTCAAGAGCTTCTTCATAGGCATGTTGAAGCATATTTTGATGATTGTTATTGGCTAGGGTAGTATTGTATTTATCTAATCCTCGTTTCGCACGAGCAGTTAAATCTTCCATTACTTCCCAAGTAATATCATCTTTTGGACGTTCGATTGTTTTGTTTACTTGGAGCATCTTTTTTCTTTTTAGTTTTTTTAGTAGCCACATAACCTTGAGTTTCGTTAAAGGTACGCTCTATTTCTTGCTCCTCCAAAAGCGGAAGTATATCAATAATTTCACGCGTACTACACATGTAATACTTAGATAATGCGTTTACCTGTTCCTGATTAATTGATTTATTTGATTTGACGTAACGAAAAAATGATTTGCTTTTTGGAAGCAATCCACAATAAAATTCATATAATTTGCGTTTCGGCAAAACATATTTCTGAGCAATGTTGACTATGTCAATATACTCACGCTTCATTGAAATGAATCTACTAACCATATAAGGGTTAAATGTCTCCTTATCTATGTCAGTAAATTCATCCCAAGAACGCTTTGATGATGTTATTTCATTTAACCAATCAAATATTGTCATTATTCAGCTGTTGGTGTTCTTAATTCCTCAGGAATAAATTCATTATTCACGTGTCCACATTTTACACAGTAAAAAGTAGGAATTGGAATAATACCATCTTTTTCAGTACCGGTAAGGAATTTAGATGCTTTACGCAATACAACTCCTTCTTGAAATACATTACTCCCACATTCATCACATAAAAGTGGTTGTGTTTTGTCTAATGAAAGATTTAATTGAATTCTTTCTTGTGCCATATTATATTGTTGTTAGTTTAGCAATGCAGCCCATAAAATTAATTTCTTTATCTGGGGCTGTTACAGATTGAAATTGATATTCAGCTATAGTAATAATAAATTCAGGGTCATCGTGTTTATCAAATAACATTCTGTATAAATTATTAAAATCTTTTATATTATTATCTGCTACAATTTGTCTAATAGTAGCAAATGCATCTTTTCTATCTAATGCCTCTGAAATCTGTTGAGGGTAATTTGCTTCTCCTAAGCTTTCCACAACTAAAGTATCTTTTCTAATAGAACCTTGGATTGTGTTGAGTGCACGTCTAATATCAGGATAAGTCTTTTTAACAATAATAGATAAATCTTTATTATCAAATACGATAGATTCCTTATCTAAAATGCTAGCTAAATGACGGGCAACTTGTTTGATTGGAGGAGAACTCAGTTCATACAACGTCAAACGTGATTGAAGTGGCTCAATAATACGCTCAACGAAGTTACACGTAAAAATAAAACGTGTATTACCACTAAATGATTCGATAATATTTCTTAATGCTGCTTGTGCGTTAATAGTAAGAAAATCCGCTTCATCCAATATAACAACTTTAATAGGTTGAAATGTAGCGGCTGAGGCGAATTGTTTAACGGTTTCCCTGATTGTATCAATACCATTTTCATCACTACAGTTAATGTAGATGAAATCGCATTGTATGTTTTTTACTATTAGTTTAGCAGCTGTGGTTTTACCAGTGCCTGGAGAACCATGTAGCAATAAATTAGGTAAATTACCTTCGGTAATCCATTTTTGCAAATCAGCAATAAAATGTTCATTACCAATATAGCCATCGATAGTATCGGGTCTATATTTTTCGACAAATAACGTATGTTTACTCATATAAGTAAATTTACGAAATTTTATTTAGATAACCAAAGTTATCTTAACATATTATCTACATCTGTGAGAGGAGAATCCCATAAATTAATAGCAATTGCTTTACGGGTACCTTTAGTTACAGGAGTAACTGCGTGTAATTGACTAGCATCAAATATGACTAATCGATTGTATTTTGCTTCAATTAACTCATAAGGAGCATTGAAATCAGTAGAATGGGTTTTCCATACTTTAAGATATCCACCTTCCATTTCGTCATTACAAGGATCTGGATAGAAAACAGTTCCAACTTTTGGGGTAACTAATTCTCCTGTTGTTTCGAATAATTTTTCATCTTTATCAAAATGAGATATTAAAGAAAAATCACCACCTTCATTACTGATGGTTTTATTAGCGTCATAAACGCCTACCCAATGTTCGAATCCACTTAATGAAATGCGTTCTTGGATTGGGCAATGGTCGCGCCAAATATAAGTAATAAGATGTTGACGGAGAGTTGTTGCGGCATTATTCCACCAACCATTATACCAATGATAACCTAGTTTCCAGAAGTCTTCTGATTGCTGGATTTGACGTAACAAATCAGTATCTTTTACAAAGTTATCTATTATTATCATAGGTGGAAATTTTAGTAAATATTTTCTTGATTTCGTTTTGCTTGTTCTGCTTCTTTATACATTCTGATCCAAGTTAAAGACACATCGACCGGAGCTAATACCCAAGCCATAACTAATACCATTATAGAATCCATTTCTGGAGAAGTTCCATAATCAATGCCCTTTGTTTTGTATTTTTTATTTAGTTGTATGAAACAGTAAATAATGCAAACAACATAGTAAATAATAAACATAACTTAATAATTTTTTAATTTGCGGAGAGACAGGGATTCGAACCCCAGATACCCTTTCAAGTATTTCGGTTTTCAAGACCGACGCATTCAACCGCTCTGCCATCTCTCCGTCGTGAATTACTTCACTGTAACTGAATCAGCCTTAACAGTTGAATCAGCAACTACTGCTGTTGTATCAGTTGATACTGCAGTTGAATCAATTTTTACTTCAGTTGAAGCACCATTACCACCACATGCTACTAAAGTAGTTGCCAATGCTAATGCGAATACGATTTTTTTCATAATTTGTTTTTTTAGTTAATTATAACTTATTTGTGGATTATAAATATACGATAATAATTTAGGGTATCCAAGTTTTCTTTGAAGAAAGTATTCTTTCTCCAGAAAGATAATAGGGGTTATTTTCAGTATTAGTAGTGTATCCAAATAGGATGTCACGTGTAATTTCTTTTGGTGATAGTTTTAATTTAACAACGTTACGTGGATGGAAATTATGATAGAAGTATCTATTCCCACTATACACGGGTTGTGTTTTCATATCGTCCCAAGCTAATCGAATAGGATTTTCTTCCCCAGCATATACACCCACTCTGTATGTAGCGTAGTATGATGTTCGTGCATCATCAGCAGTTAACATAGATATAAAATTAATATTTTTGTTATTTGAGGATAATGAATGAGCAAAATCAGAAACTACTGTTACATAACATTTATGTTTATCTGTAAATTCTTCTATTACTGAAAGAGTATCCTGATGGAAATTAATATCTTCATGTTGTAACCATATAGCTACTTTTCTATCAAATAAATCAAATTTATCCCAAGCTACCTTTACAATTTTATTATTTCTGAATCCTAATACTTCAATATACCAATCGATATAGAATTTCATTCCTAATTCATTCCAGTTATTTCCCCACATAGGAGTACTTTCTACTAATTCGTAATTACTACCTACTTTTTCGTAGTATCGAATTAAAAATTCACCCCAAATATCAGAATCATCTGTTCTAATTTCAACAAAAGGACCAGCAAAGTAGTCATGGTATTTAAATGTAACTTGAGGCCAATTAATTTGAGACATATAACATATTATTAATGATTAAATAATCGATAGAACCCTTTTCTAAATGAGCAAATGCTTGTTCTGGTGTGTCAATAATAGGTTCACCATGTCCATTAAATGAAGTATTAATTAAAACAGGAATATTAGTCCATTTATCATAATAATATAATATATTATAAAATACAGGATGTACATCTAGTCTTACAATTTGTGGACGTGCAGTACCATCTAAATGAGTAACTGCTGGGATTTTTTCCTTCCATTCTTCTTTTACATTATGACATAATGTCATAAATTCAGAAGCAAATTTTGATGATTTAATATCAAATACTTCTTCTGCTTTTTCATGTAATACTATGGGAGCAAAAGGCATTGTTTCATCTCTTCCAAATCTCTGATTAAGATGAGAATGGTTATAACGATTTGTTGCTTCCATTATAACACTTCTGTTACCTAATGCTCTAGGTCCTAATTCAAAGCGACCATTGAATATTCCAAATACTTTTCTGTTTGTTAATTCGGATACTATAAATTCCATGTCGTTGGTATATCTACCTTTTGCTTTTACATTAAATTTAAGGGCAGCATCCATTACTTGTTCATCAGTGTATTCAAATCCAAAAAATACATCTTTAGTTGGTTTATGATCCCAATCCCCGTGATTCCATGAAGCTAAAATAGCAGCACCTAAAGATAAACCTTCATCTCCCATAGGTGGGGCAATGAATATTTCTTCAAACCCACACTCTTCATTTATGCGTTGATTTGCTTTTACATTGGCGAATATTCCACCAGACAATACTAATTTTTTATGTTCAGGATATCTTGCTTTGATATCTTTAATATAAGGTATTATTTGGTCTTCAAAGTGTTTTTGTGTTGTAAACGCTATATCTGCTTTTTTTTCTGCAGTATCAAAAAATCCATTACCCTCGCACTGCCTAAAAGCCCAATTAGCTAAAGGAAAATTATGAGGTGTACTAAAACGTAAATTACCTTGGTATTTACAAACTTCATCTAATATATTATAAAAATCTTGATTTAGTTTACCCTGAGGGGCTAGTCCCATTATTTTTCCTTCATCTTTAACAGGTGTGTAATCAAAATGTTTACATAATTCAAACCAGATACATCCTAATGAACCTTCTAATGGTTCCAAGTTTTGATGTACTTTAGTCATTTCACCATTTTCACCTATCCAAACTGTACTATAATTTCTTTCATTACTGCCACCATCCATAGTAACAATTAATGTTTTTTCATTAAATCCAGCTAAATAGTATCCTACCGCAGCATGACATTGATGATGTTCAAAAAACATAATTGGTTTATTAAACATCTTTAATTTCTGCTTAAAATAATAGTAGTTAGCTACTTTATCAGGAGAACTATCATAACTACCCAAATCATATCTAAACTGTCCTGGATCTGATATAGCTATATAATCAACATCTTCAAATTTTATACCTGTTGCCTTTTCTATAGCAACATACGATGCTTTTGGAGATTCAAACCAGCTATATCCGTGTTTTACTCTTGTTATTCGTTCGTTTTCAACAGCATATAAAATTTTACCATCTTCTATTAGTGCTGTTGAGTATTGGTGTGCACCAAAGAACATCCCGTATACTACCATAACTTTATAATATTAGTTCGGTCTAAAGGACCTATTTGTAAATCTGTATTTTTAGAATCTACTTCGTCTGCTCTATAACTATCATTATCCCATATGGCATGATCAATATTGTCAGTGTACCAAAGAGATAAAGTATAACGTTCCCCACTAGTAATCATTTTGACACCGTGGGCATGTTCTAATCCTGATTTGAATCCTATTAAGTCTCCTCTTTCAGGTTTAATTTCAAGATAAGGGTCAATAAAGAAAAATTCTCCCCCTTCATATTTTGAACTATCACTAAGATAAACTATAGAAGAAAATTGTCTATAATAAACATAGTTAGGTCTTCCGTCAGGCCAATAAGCATTATCAGCATGTACCCCTAGGTTACGGCCAGAAAACCATTTAACTAATACTTGTGTATCAGACCATATTTGTTCAGGTTGAAAGAAATCAATGTGTTTTTGTCGAGTATTATATGCTAACTGCTCAACAAATACTTTTGCTCTTTTATCCCTAAGACCTTGTTTATGTAAATTTGTTTTGTCAAAATAACTGAAGTCTGCATTACTAAACATGTCAGTTTGATGGAGCATATCGCTATCTCTATCATACTCACTGATTAGAAAATCGCAGACTTCAGGGGGACAAAAGTTTGGTATATGAAAATAGTCAGAACGAATCATGTAACTTTATTTGCTATAAATATTATTACATTCCTAAATTCATACCACCACCATTGTCATTTTTTTCATCTTTTTTCTCGAACACAACTGATTCTGTTGTTAAAATTGTTCCTGCTACGGACGCTGCATTTTCGAGAGCAATACGTGTCACTTTTACAGGATCAAGTAAACCTTCATTTAACGCGTCGGCAACAGTATCTGTTTTAACATTAAATGTTGTAAAGTTGTTGCCTTCTGGATCTTGCTCAAATACGATATGAAGAATTTCATACCAGTTATCTTTACCAGCATTATCCATAATTTTCTTAAATGGTGCATAACAAGCTTGTTTTACAATCTTGATACCCGAAATGATATCGGCGTTAGTGTCACCTATTTTTCCAAAGATATTATTAAACGCTTTAATCAACGAAACACCACCACCAGGAACAATACCTTCAGCTAATGCTGCTTTTGTTGCGAATAAAGCATCTTCAACTCTATCTTTCTTTTCTTTAATTTCAATTTCGCTATTTCCACCAACTGAAACGATAGCAACACCACCAATTAATTTACCTAAACGCTCTTGTAATTTTTCTTTTTCAAAGAACGATTGTGCTTTATCAATTTGTGATTTAATTTCTTCGGCACGTGTAGAAATTGCTTCTTCAGTACCACCACCATCAATTACAGTAGTTTTATCTTTATTAACATTAACTGTTCTTGCTTTACCAAGATATTGAGTGTATTGAGCAACAGGAATTTTATCTAATTTTAATCCTTTTTCTTTACTAATAACTTGACCACCTGTTACAGTAGCTAAATCTTCAAGGGCCATTGTTCTACGTTCGCCAAAATCAGGTGCTTTAACAGCAATAACTTTAACGATACCTCTTGCTTTGTTAACGATTAATGTAGCTAATGCTTCACCATCAATATCTTCCGCAACAATTAATAATGATTTATTTTCAGCGCTTACTTTTTGTAATACTGGAAGCAATTCAGCAGCTGTTGTAATTCTACCGTCAAAAATTAATACATAAGCATCATCAATGATAGCTGACATTGTATTATTATCGGTAACAAAATAAGGTGATTTGTAACCACGCTCAAACTGCATACCCTCAACTACTTCAAGAGATGTTTCGCCTGATTTACTTTCTTCAATTGCAACTACGCCTTCACGGCCTACTTTTTCAAGAGCAGTAGCAATTAAATTACCAATTTCTTCATCATTATTACCTGAAATGGTTGCTACAGCTTTAATGTGTTTTTCATCACTGATATCGAGAGCAAGTTTTTTAAGTTCATCAACTACTAACTTTACTGCTTTATCAATACCTTTCTTTACTTCTACTGGGTTAGAACCTTGACCTAACAATTTAAGTCCTTCTTCTACCATTGTAGTAGCAAGTAATGTTGATGTTGTTGTACCATCACCAGCTTCATTTGCTGATTTAATACTTACTTGTTTTACAAGTTGAGCTCCTAAATCTTCTACTTGGTCCTCTAATTCAGAAAATGCTTTAGCAACTGTAACACCATCTTTTGTTACTTTAAGTTCACCACTTGCATCTTTAATTAAAACTGTTCTACCACCTGGACCTAAAGTGGAAGAAACACTGTTATTCAACTTTTGAATACCAGCGAGTAATTTATTTTTTAAATCAATTCCATACGATGTTTCTACCATGTTATTAGTTTTTAATAATTCCTAAAATATCATTCTCTTTACAAATAAAATAATCTTGTCCTTCAACGCTAATTTTCATTGCGCCTAATTTTGGGATAAGTACTTTATCTCCTACTTTTAATTCTGTTTGTTTCCAAACGCCCATATTCCAGTTAAAAGTATCGCTTACTGCAGCTACTTCACCGATTTCGGGTCTTTCTTTTCCCAAATCCGGGATAATAATGTTTCCTACCATCTGTTCTGTTTCTTCTACAGGGGTAAGGATAATGTGTCCATTTAAGGGTTGTATCATAATTTTTCGTTTTTTTAAATATAAGTAAAATAATTTAAATAACCAAAGAGGGCGCTAACTCTTGATTACTTAATAGCCAACACTTTAGGTTTGGCTTGTTCCGCGAATGGAATAGAAATTAATAATAAACCATTATCCATTTGGGCATCACCATTTTGAAGATCAAAACGCGATGAAATTTTATAACCTAGATTAAATGAACGACGAGCAATACCCTTATGGATATAGTTAGTTATGTCGATTTCATTTTCTCCATCTTTTTCATATGTAACTCGTAAGATATCTCCTTCGATGTTAATATTAACATCTTCTTTAGATAATCCAGTGCATGCAATTTCAAAATGCAAGCCTTCTTTTGTTTCGTAAATGTCTACGGGGTGTGAAATTTTGGTCTCCAGTGCTGGAGCGAAGAATGAGTCGTTGTTGAAGAAATTCTTGAACAAGACATCGAATGGGTCTGTGTGTGTTTTCAATAGTGTCATAATAAACCTCCTAAGATAGTTTTTTAAATTGTTAATAATAAAACCTGGTTAGCGCCCTAAGGTCATCTATAAATATATTAATTGTTATTTCTCGCAACAAAGTATGTAACAGAAATTGGATCTTCTTCAAAAGTAATTTTAGATAATCCCTGATTGCTAACATATACTGTTCCTTTGCCTTCTTTATTTGCTGAAAATATTTCTTTAAATATATTGGCAGGAAATGGTATTGGATCAGTACTCATAATAAATTCACCTGTTTCTTTGAATTTAATTTTATTAGCATGTTGTTCAGCAGCACCCATCACTATTTCAACTTCTTTACTTTCAGGTGTTAGATGTGCTTGCATTGTGAACCTAGGGTTCTTATCAAGTGCAGCATACGATTTAATAAACTTAGTTATAAATTCATTATTAATATCAAATTCAAAATCATAGTTAATTGGTTCCTCAATAGTTGCTACTGAAGGGATAATTGATGAATCGCTTAAATGATATGATAAATCATATTGATTATCAGCTATATTTAATTTTATAGGTGTTAATTGTTTACTTTCAACTTTTAACTCAATAAAATCATTAGTAATAGATAATAAACTAAGTAATTGCGATGTATTAAATATACATAACTCACTATCATCAATATCAATATTATTACAAGTAATTTTTGTAATAGCGTTTTTTGTTGTTAATACAGCATTGATATTTAATTCTTTATCCTTGATATTCCATTTAACTGATTCGCACAATCCATTTAGATAGTACTTATCGATAACGCTTTGTAGTATTTCTTTATTCATATTATTTCCAGAGTATTTGAATTAAAACTATTAAACTTCCTAAACCTAAACAAACAAGTGTTTTTAATGTGAATGGTTCTTTAAATAACCAATGCGACATAAGGCTAAACACTACTACCCCAATTCCAAACCCAATTAAACGTGAAGGCCATATTTGTCCATCGTAGGCAGCCACAAAATGTTTTACTGATATCATAAACAAGTACGAGATTGGTAAACCCAATAACACAACGAACCATGTATTGTTTTTTAATATACTATACTTCATTTGTCCTTGCAATTGCAAAAACGTTATCACTTGGGCAATTAGCCCGTAAATAAACCCTTTTAATAAATTCATAGTGTGAATATACGACCGCTTTAGCTAATAACAAAAAATTTGTTGGCATACTCGTTAAGAGATGGAAAAGACCATTTTAAATCATCATACACGCCCTGCAGTTTATTCAGGAACGTTGAGTCGAATGTTTTTTCTTTATCAACATACTTCTCGATGAACTCCATTATTTCTGGTGGGTCATCAACTCCATAGAATCCTATACAATCAAGTCGATATGGATTATCTTTTAAATACACATAGTATATTTTTTCAAATTCCTTAATTGTTGGATATTTTTTATCTAATTTTTTAAATCGTAATAAATCGTTGTAGTAAATAGCTGCTTTAGTATTAATCGGAGCTTTAGATTTTAAGTCACTAAATATCTTAGATGCTGTAGGTCCACGCTCAATATATTCTCTAATTTTCTTAACTCCAGTTGGTTTAGCAATTTCAACTATTTCTCGACCAGCAATACTTTTCTTGAATGATGATATTAGTAAATCAATTTCTTTCTTTTGTTTACCGAACATGATTTGTTGAATTAAGTTCTCACCAAATTTTCTAAATAATGGAGGGAAATTTGATTTCATCAAATCTAATCCTTTGATATCTAATTCTTCGGTTGTGACACCCTCTTTATTAATAATGTATTGGGCATAACGTCTTTTACCTGCAAAATAACCTCTTTCAAGTATCACCTCTTGTTTTAATTCAAAATAATGATCATCCTGAATATTAAATAAATCACGAACGTGTTTATTAAGATATTTGTTAATTTGTTTTTGGTAATCACTTGCTACTTCTAATATTTTAGCAATGCGAGCATCTCTATCATTAACATCTAAATCAGGCCATCTGTATCTTACAACATCACCTACTCTAATAAACATTGAATCGGTATCACTTGTAATTACATAATCAACATCTTCAGTTCCAATTTCAGTATTAATCATTCGATTCATTTCTAAGATTGATTCTTTGATTAATCGTTGTCCTGTTAATGTAATGGCGTTTGAAATGACTTTATATCCGTCTGTATATCTCCATCCGTTTTGGGCAAAACACCCGTAAACGTCATTTAACTTAATTTTAAACGCATGTTGTCGTTTATTATAAAACTCACCTAATACAGGATCCTTCTTTACTTTATAAGCATCCTTCATCATGTTTTTATATTCAACACGTTTATCAAACCAATCTGATAATACATCACAAACAACACTTCGTTTATCACTCCTAAACAACCCACCACTAGCGGCAATTGTAAGTTTATTTTTTTCAATCATTTCGATTAACTTACTTGCTGTAATTTGAGTTACTTGACGTTTAGGATTTTCAATAGTTACTTTCTCACTTGGTCTAAGTGCTTTTAAATCCATTAACGTCCAATTACTATCATATTTATCTCTTATTTTAACATTACCAACTAATGTTTCTACTCCCATATTCAATGAACGAATAATAGATGGGTATAGTGAGGTAAAGTCAAGATCAATTACATCGCTATATAAGCCAGGAATAGGATCTTTTAAATAACCACCAGCATATTCATCCCCAATTGTTAAACGCAATTCTGGGTTCATTGTTGTTGGTTTGTTATTAGAAACAATACCCTGACGTTTTAGGTAAGTCAAGATAGCTCCTTCATTTAACATTGTCGACCAGTAGATATTCTCATACGGCACGTGACACAAATGACAAATGTTGAGTGTTAATTCTATAAATTGGAGTTTTTTATCTAACTCAATTAGAATTTCAACGTCACGAATGTTATAATCGATGAATTTAGCTTTATCTTCCTTAAATAATTTATCTAAACTAACTTCATACTTAATTTTACCTAAATTAACATATTTTTCTCCAATATCACCTAATTTATAAGATGGTTCTTGTTTAGTAATATATTTTTTAAATAAATTAAAGTAGTCTAAGTGATTAATACCGGCAATGTCAACATAGTCTTTACTCATTTTTTGAGATTCAACTGTAGTAACAGCTCCGTATTGATTTAAATTACCTATAATTCCTAATGGGGATAATCGTTTTGCTGTGTTGTGATCAAACACTTTCAGCATTCTAAAATATAAATAAGGAATATCAAAAAATTCACTATTCCATCCTACAACAATTGTAGGTTCAAGTTCTTCCCATTTGTCTAAGAATTTTAACAACAATTCTTTTTCAGTATAGCACGCAATAATGCTTCTACCATTTTCTTCAAACGATTCCATAGATTTAGATTCGTCAAGAATATAACAAATTGTTTGTTGAGTGGATTTGTCATATAGAGCAATTGAAGTAATTTTAGTTGGAGAATTTTTAATATTCTCAGGAGTTAATGCACCACCAATTTCACACTCAATATCTAAAAATACTATATTATGCCATTTAGGTGGCTCGTCTTCATGTAAATAACTTTCTATTAATACACGAGTCTCATTAGGAATATCTACTTCATAGTTTTCCTTAGAGTATTTGTAAGTAGGAGATACTTTTTTACCATCTAAAGTAACAAACTCACCATTTGGGTTTGGTTGGTAGTAAGTGGGTCTATAATCAAATGAAACCCAACCCTCGTTATCATCTTTAAGGTGGACAGTTTTAGCATAGTTCTCCCCTTGCTGGATGTAAATGGCTTGATACATAACTTATATTTCTTGTGTTTCGATTAATTGTTTAGCTTTCTCGTAAGATACATTGTATACTTTTTTTCTACGTGTACCTGTTACGATTTCTAATTCTTGGCACAAGATAATAAATGTTTTTATTTCTCCCAAGGTTATACCTATCTTATTTGTTTTAGCCAATGCGGTTAATTTAGTAACGGCTAATATAGGATCTTGTTCTTTTTTACGTCCGTTCTGATAGAATAATTTTAGTAAACGAACATTAGTTTCCATTTGTTTATATTTGGGAGTCGATAGTAAATTCTTCATTTCATCGTAAGATGTCCAAATATAGTAAGCATTAAATGCTACCCCAATGAGAATAATTAATTCTAAGAAAAATACCATTATAGCAAAAGCTAAACTGTTTTCTTCAACTTTGGTACTTTGGGATTTTGTCTTAGACTCCACCTTCTGCTCTGCTTCTTTGATTTTAGCATCCTTCGCCACCTGTAAGACGTTAACAATCGAATCACGGTAGATTTTTTCGGATCTGGTTCTAGCAGATTGATTTCTATAATATAAAATTTCCTTATCATAGTATTTTCCTATTGAATCTGCTTTGTTGGATAGTGTTGAGTCTGATTTGTTAACAATAATTTCTGATGTATCAATCAATCTATGAGCACCATTAAGTGATAAGTAGAATGAGCCTGCTACTAATGTTAAACAAGTAATAGCACCTATTATAACGTTAAATGATGCTTTGCGTGTTCGTAAAATAGTGGAAGTAAGTTGCTCAAACGCAAAGCGCTTGAACAACTCATATCCGGTCATAAATAAAACGATGAAAACAGAAAAGAATAATCCCTGTCCTGTAAAAAGAGCAGGAATACTATTAGTTACATTCTTAATAAAGAAATAACTAAATAAGATCAAAAATATATTCCCCAAAAATGAAAAATAATATAATGTTTTGCTTAATGAATTAAAATTACTTTCAAAACTAAAAGTTTCAAGTTCATTTTTTAATTTATAGAATTTGTCTAATTTCATAATTTAAATTTTATCTAAAACCTCAAGCGCTTCTATTTTCATAAAATAGTTTAACGATTGAGCAATAGGATGGTCTTCAGTAACATATACTTTTTCTTCTTTATTATATCGTACTAATTCACCATCCACTTGAATAGAAAGATTTCTTTTTATAACAAAAGTAGCGGGTAATGGAACCGGAGAAATATTTTCTCTTTTAGTAAAGGGAACTAATTCATTTAATTTTTCTCTACGTCTATTACATCCACAATCTTCTGCCCCCAACGCTTTAGCTACTCTATCAGCAACTACGTCTAATCCAGTGGCATGAGTGAACTTTGCTATAGTATCACCTAATCCTTGAGATTCTTGTTTTGGGTCAAATCCTTCCATTGTTTTGATATAAATATATATTATCCTTGTCTTTGTTTGTCATTCTGCCACTGCCCATCATATAATTCAGCAGGATCACATTCATGGAAATATATTTGCGCTACTCTAGCGTCTTCTTCAATAAAAATAGTTTCTGTTACTAACATAATTGTTCCCATGTTATCTGTTTCAAAACCAGGATCAAATACTGGAGAATTAATTAATGTACCATTTCTCCACATTGATGAACGTTGCTTAATGAATGCTACACGATTAGCAGGTATTCTACAACCTTCGTTAAAGGTAATATCATAAGTACCTTCATGTAACAACCATCCTGTTCTACCATCCAAGTTTAATTTATCAACAGGAGTATAATCAGCTAGTTCTGTTTTTTCTTTTAATACTTTTCCAATTCTACCTGTTTTTTCTAATGTTACAGGATCAATTTGAGGATTATATCCTACTTTATTTACTGCTTTAAGGGTAATATCAAAACCAACTTGTGCTGGTTTACCCTTAGCATTATCTAATTTAAGGAGTCCTTCTCCTAATATTTGTTGTACGTTTAACATAATTTTATTTTATAATTCTTCTAAAATACCTAATATTTCGGCTAATATAAATAAAGCTCCTGATACAGCCGACTTTCCAAATATAAGAGCAAATCCTGCTCCAAATCTAAGAAAGGACTTAACTAAGCTAATATAAAAGTGCCAATTTGTTTTACTTTCTTTCTCTTGCATAATCTTGTATTGTTTTTGAATCTGCTCTTTCCCATGGATATACTATCCAATCTTTATCTACTACTTCGTAATGGAATGTTGGTTGTACAGATGCAGTTTCTTTTGTGTGGATTGTTGCTGTTGTGATGACATTATACTTCTGTAATGTTCCCCCAGAATCGCAGATATCATCTACTATTAATACTTTATTATTTAAGACCATTCCAGGCCTAAACAATGGAATGTCTAATTTATGAGATAACATTACAGCAGGTATTAATCCTCCTCTAGGCATTCCAAATATATATTGAATATCTAACCCACTGGATATTACTTGAGATGCTATATTATCTACAGCAGTCTCAATATAATCCCAGGTAATAAATCTTTTGTTCATATTAGAATTTTGTTCCATTTACTTCAATCGCGTGTAAGAATTCTTCTCTAATTAAATTATCTTTTTCCATAAACACACCACTAAATTTGTTTGTAGTCATTGTTGATGGGTGTTTAATACCTCTATGTGAGCAACATGTGTGCTTACAAGCAATACTAACGGCTACTGATGGGCAATCCATTTTAGTAGATAAGTAATCATGAATTTGTTGTGTTAATGATTCTTGCATTTGTGGACGGCGACTAAACCATTCTACAATACGATTTAATTTACTTAAACCAATAACGTTTTCACCGGGCACATAAGCTAATGTAGCAAATCCAGTAAATGCTAAGTTGTGGTGTGCACACATACTAACAATAGGAATACCTGATTGGATAACTAATCCATTATAACCATCATCATTAGGAAATACTGTAATGTTAGGTTCGTCTGTAATACTGCCTACAATTAAATCTTTTAACCATGCTTTAGCTACACGACGAGGTGTATCTTCAGTTTGTCTATCAGCTGTGTAGTCAAATCCTACAGCATTAAGGAAATCACCATATGCTTTAGCTGCTTTATCAATCATTTTTTCTACCTCTTTAGGTGTACGAGATAGACTACCATTTGATTTTTTTAATAATTCCATATTATACTTTTTCTTGTTTTTCTTTCAATTTACTAACTTCTTTTTCAAGTTCCAAATGTTTTATAGCAATTGTTGAAGCCATAATTCCTATCTGTTCCCAGATTCTTTGAATTTCCTTGTTTTGATAAATTACTTCATCTTTAGTTTTATCGATTTTGCGTATCAAATATACTTGCATCAATGATACAAAAATAAAGATACCAAAATATACTTGCTCCAACGTAATAGTGAATTGCATGTTATTTAAATATTATTTTAGCTGTCTCGTACAAAAAAGTTAATGCCCAATACATGATGAATGTAAACAAACCAACTCCGACTACTTTAATAGCTAATTCTAAAAATTTTATTAATTTATTTTCCATATTATACGTTTAATGTTTTATTAATTCTTCATATGATGGTTTACCTTGAGCAATTCTATCACTTTCTTTTATAATAATAGACATAACTTCTTTACGAATATTTTCTATATCACTTTCTTCTGAGTTAAACTTTGCAACTAGTTCACCTTCTAAATAGCTAGATTTAATTTTTATTTCTAAAGTTTCCATACTATACGTTTAAGGTTTTATTCCAAGCTGCAATATGTAATCTTGTAAGACCACGGAAACGATACTTCTTAGCCATTTCAAGACAGAATCTAGTGCGCTCTTCAAAATTAGAAGCATCATCTAAACCTGGCATACAAACAACGTTTTTAAGCGGTATATTAAATGGTTCTACGAAGTCACGGAATAATTCCAATACATCGTCTTCAGTGCTAATAACGAACTTAAATTGATAGTTTTTATGTAGTTTAATACGCTCAATCGCTTCTGGATTAATACGTTGTTTTTCTGTCATACCTGAATTAGCTAATTTAGGTGAACAGTTAATTTGATCTAACATATTAAATAACTTAACATCTATCACTATTGTACCATTAGTTTCAATTTCATAGAATGGTTTAACATTATTAACGTCAAGATATCTTGACATCCAGTAATTAGTAAAATTAACAATTGCTTCTTGATGACCTTTAATTGTTGGTTCACCACCTGTCCAAATAATATGAACTAAACCATTTTTAATATCTTCATATACACCCTCTTCTTTCCAACGATTAATTAAATAATCAAAATCTTTATCTTCACCTCTCCACAACCATTGACTAGTACTATCACAAGTCCAGGTTGCTTTACCTTCTAATTCTAAATCACCTTTGAATATTTCACCATCTTCTAATGATGCTTCTTTCATTAACTGGTTAGTAAATGCTCTACTCATACCGCAGGTTAGGTTACAAATACCTAAACGAACGAAGTACGATGGGATACCAGATGATATACCTTCGCCTTGAATGCTATAAAAATCACTACTAATAAGTAGTTTATTTGAATCTATTTTACTCATTTACTTGTGTTGTTTTATGTTCTGATAATACTTTTTCTACGTGTGATTTAGCTACTTCCCAACTTACAGGACCTGTTTCGTCAGCATATGCTACTGGGTCAGGACGTCCTAATTTGATAAATGCTTCAATACGCTCTACTGATGCTGCTGATTTATAATCACTAAACCATTCTTCGTATTGAAAACCTAGGTTATCGTAAATTAATAATTTAATTGGTTTATAAGATGTATTTGTACGCTTATATACCTCATTAAAATCAAGACCTAAGATATCACAAGATCTTTGCCCGTCCTCTAAGATGTCAAATTTATTAACTTCAAGATATGGAGTATAATGGTATACTAATTCTGAATCCCAGTTACCAATCTTAAAGGCTTCCATGTCTGCATCTCTAAATTCTTGACGGCAGTCAGGATAAATTGCATGATCACCAGCATGGATACCCATTGCAATAGCAACATCTCTTTTTTCCAATTGACCATCACCTAAATCTTTAGTTGCAATTGATAATGCTACTGCTTGAATCAATGATGAAAAAATTTTATTACGATTAGGCACAACTGTTTCTTTCATATTGTCTTGCTCGTAATGTCCTTCTGGAACATCATTACCCCCAGTTACTAAAGCAGAGTTTAATAATTGAGATAAACCATCTAGTTTGATAATTTGATGTGTTACAGGTTGATTGTTTTCTTTTAGATATTGTACTAATGATGTAGCACGTTCTAATTCTACTTTGTGTTTTTGACCATAGTCAAAACCTAATGCTGTTACTTCGTAGCCATTGGCTAACAGGTGTAACAATAATGAACTTGAATCCATCCCACCTGACAAACTTAAAACTGCTTGTTTTTTCATTTTAATTTAAAATTAGTTAAGACTGTATTTACTTGTTTATCGCTTACGTCTTGTTCAAGCGAATTACGTTTATTATCACGCTTAATTTTATTTTGTTCTAATAACCATTGATCATATTGATAGTCATAGTCTTCTTCCATACCACGACTCTCATTAATTATATCAATGAATATTTCCTTCATTTTGCCCATAAAATATTATTTAATGTAACTTTTAAATTTATTTACATTAAAGGTAATATCTTCTATTCGCTCTTCCAAGTTCATTTCGAAATAATGTTCTAATTTATTTGCTGGTTTGAAATCAATCCCATTATCAGCATAACGAACACCCTCGGCTCCAACTAATATTGGATTAGATGTATCTACTGATTTAATAAATTTCCAATCACTATAAGACATAAATTCTTGAGGCAATGAACAACCTAATAAATGATGGTACAATGTTTTTCTAATAGTACCAGACTCAACTAAGCGTCTGATGAACTCCATTCTACCATGCATTGATGCTTTTAATGGCAGTAAATCAGCAACTATTGGATACATTTCTTGATAGGCAACACTAGAATGATTAAATGCAATATGTGTATAACCTAAATCAACTAATGTTTGATATGTTGTAACTAACTCACCTATATCTTGTCCTTGGCATACTGCCATTAAATTAACACCCTCAGGTAAATGTTGTTTATAATTAATCATCCAACTTTTAGCATTTCTAATTGTTGCTGACGAATCATTCCATTCATCTGGGACAATAAAAACATCAGGACGAATTAAATGGATTTTTTCAATTAAATCTTCTGTTGTATGAGTTACTCCTTCAAATAAACCATTATCCATAATAATAAAGCGTTTATCTGAACGAGATTGCTCGAAAAATGTTCTGTATTGAATATACTTATCAATTAAATGAGGAAGACAATAATCATAGTCATTCCATTGATATGCGTTTTGCATTAAGCTAAGAGGTAACTCATGACTTACTTTCATACTTATGTAATTTTTTAGTTAATTTATCTATTTGAAGTTGACAAAACCATTTACCCATATTACCAGAGGCATTGTTATATTTTTCCTTCCATTCATTTATTTTTTTATGAATAGGAGCATTAGCTTTATTAAGTATATCAATGTCGTAATAGCTATTATTTTCTAACATTGGATCATTATTATCCTTCATATATAGCGCTGTTTCTTTCATTCTCAAAAAATTCTACTTGTACTATTTTAACTCTACCATTTGTTTCTTCTTGTACAAATGTATTTAGTTTTTCATAAATGAATTTAGCAAATTGTTCTGCACCAACAGGACCTTCTAATAATCTAAGTTGAACAATACCTTTCTTATCCATTTCCTTAAATAATTCTACTTCAGGATCATCTGGTGCTATAACAGTAGTATGATCGAACATGTAGTCCATCCATTGTTTAGCATTCATACCGTCAATGGTAGTTTTTGCTCGTTTCATTCCTCCAAAGTCCCAAACCCAATTTCTGTGGTCTAATTCTCCTTCAAATGTTACTTTAAATTCAATGTCATATCCGTGTAGGAACTTACAATGTGTTCCCTCAGCAGCCCATTGACGAAAAACAGTACTAAAACCATTAAATAATTTTGTTGATTGAAATTTACTCATATGTTATTTTTTTAGGTCTACCTCTTTTTTTACCAAAATTATTAAAATCAGGTACGGGGTGACGTTTTACTTGATATTTTTCTTGTAATTGAATATACAACTCCTCTAGTGTACCATCAAAATCAGATGCTATTTCTTCTACTGTTTCTTTAGGTAATCTAAGTGTTCGTTTACATTCTTTATAAAATCCTTCTAAACGTTCAGGTTCGTCTTTTTCAAAATCCTTCATCAAACGTCTATGACGTTCTCTAAATAATGTTTGTGCTTCATGTCGTGAAGAAGGATGGGTGATATGTCCTGTTTTTTCTTCCATTTCTAACAAGGCGTATTGTGCTTGCCAGTAATAATGAGAAAAATCAAAATCACCATTACGAATTTTATCTACAGCATAAGCATACTTAGATAATTCTTTTTGTTTAGATCTAAATTTTCTCCACCAAAAAAATTGATTGTAATTAAGACGTTGTAACTTATTTACTTCACGTAAAATTGTTTCTTTGCTGTGTGTAATTGACATAACCTATTTATTTGGCGTAAATTTAAGTATCTTTTCTGAGATAACCACCCTTCCCTTAGTATGTTTTGGTTCGTAAGGACAATGTCGACATCCATTACCGCAACATTGGCCGCGTCTAATGTGAGCGAGCGCTGTGAATATCACGCGCTCGCCTTCTATATAGTAATCAACTTTATTTGTGAGTTCTTTACTCATATTACACTATTTCACAAGCGCCTCCAGCACACGCTACTTGATCCATTAACGCTGTATCATCAGTATATTCAACGATTTTACTTAAATCAATATTGTGGAGATGCTGAGCCATTTCTTCAAATTGTTCTTCAGTAATGTCTTCAAAGGGAGCTTGTTTATATGTACCTCCAAAATAAGGTAATACTGATAAACCATTAAATGTTTCTTTATTTTCCCACATCCACTTACCTACTTTTTCCCATTCATGTTCTTGAATTGATACTGTAGCAGATACGTTGTTTGTGTTAGCACCTTTTCTATGTCCTTTTTTAACCCATTGTGTATTAAATTTCTTAACACGTTCAAGCATATCCATTACATCTTCAGTTCTTAAAATAGAACCTACTGGTGCTTTTTGTGGTACAGAAATTACAGCTTGAATTGTTGGTTTGAAGAAATCATCTTCAACTAATTCAGGGTGATTACTAGCTAAGTGAGAATATATAGCTTCGTTTTTACCTACACGAATACGTCTAATATAAAAATCATTGTGCCAAGCATGAATACCACTTGATGTACCTAATACTAATGATGAAGTACCTGATGGTTTAACTGTTGTTACACGAGCAGCTTTATTTACACCTATAATTTCAGCAACACGAGCGTTTTCTGTTTTAGCTAAATCAGCTGCTTTTTTCAAGTCATAAGCTAATATAGTTCCAGAACCAATACCTGTCATACCAACGCCTAATAAAGCGTCTTTTTCGGTTGTTTTACGCCATACATCTCTTAAGTAATGGAAATCAGTGTATGCTGCTTGTAATGTACCAATAAAGGCACCTACACGTACTCTTTCGTTTAAGTCTTCTTGTGATTCAACATTTGAAACGTTTACTTCACATAAGTTACAGAACTGATAAGAACGTAAAGCAATTTCACAACATGGGTTTGTACCCCAATCTTTATCATTTGAAAAGTAAATTCCAGGTTCGCCTGAATTGCTTAATTCAATTTTCTTCCATAATTTAAAGAATTCTTCTTCATCAATTTTATGACGAATAACAACTGCAGAGTTATTTGCTCTACCACGTTGTGGATTCTCTTCCCACCAATTACCAAATTTACATGTTAACATTTCTTCATCATCTAAGTTGAATAATGAAATTAATGCTGCACGTCTAATACCACCACTTAATACGGCATCAGCAATATGACAAGCCATATCATGAGCATCTAATGGGGTTAATCTATCACCATTTTTCTTTCTGTCAAGTACTTTTTGTAAGTTAAATAAACATTCTTTTAATGGTTCAGGACCAGGTGCTTTACCACCTACAGTGATTAATTGAGCACCTTTTGGTCTAATATCTCTAAAATCAAATAGAGGTAATGGAGCTCCTGTAAAATATGCTTTACAAAGCATTCTAACAGCATCAGCCCATCCTTCAATAGAATCACCAATTAGATATCTTTTTGATTTAATAGGTATTTTAATTTCTGGCAATTGCTCAATATGATGTCTTTGAACACTATATCCAACTCCACATCCACTCAACAACAAAAACATTATTTCGCTGAATGAACGCCAATCATCAATAGGTAAAAAAGAACAATTAAATATACGAGCATTATTAAGTTCAATGGGTTTGCCCGCGAACTGTAAGCTACGCATTGATGGTAATACTTTTTTATCGTAGACCAATTTATAAGCTTCTTCGATTTCATCTTTTAATTTAGGAAATTTTGTTTGATGCATTTCCTTATTTCTTGTTACTAATTCTTCCCATGTTTCTCTTCTGTTCAGTGTGGGAACAAACTTTGCATACTTCATGTATGTAGTTATGTCACTGAGGATACCTTGCGTTACGTCCATTTTGTTTGTGAATGTTTAAAAATTGTTATCTGCCTTATGTTATAATAATTCTTTAATCGCCTGAATATAGGCTGATTTAGGTTTTGCTCCTATAATTTTATTTACTACTTCTCCGTCTTTTTCAAGTATAATAGCAGGAATACTTGTTATAGAATAAGCTTGAGCTATAGCCTTATTTGTATCTACATCGATATCTATATAATTAACTCCGGATATTTCTCCTTTTATTTGTTCGAAAACAGGAGATAATGCCTTACACGGACCGCACCATGCAGCCGAGAATTTAAGAACCTTTACCATAATATTTTTGATTTGTGGGCATAAATATAGTATATACTATGATTCCATTTTAAGCTTTAAAAAATTACTTAGATGTTTTTTTTCATCTGTACTTACTCCTCCATTGAAAGGAGTATTTGTAGGTCTTGAAGAAGGATTATCCATTCCGTCTTCATCCATTGCTTCTTCATCCATTTCAATATGACCAGTGGATGTATCTATTTTAGCAAAATATGTTGAACCATCCATTCCATAACGATTTTTCATTATATGAAAACGACCTGTTCCATTTACTTTATCTTGACGTTTTCTTGATAATGACATTGCGAAGTCAGTAATCATAATTTTATCATATGAACCTGCTGCTTTATCACCTTCAATAACATCATCTTTGGCACCTGCTCTATTAACTTGAGATACTGACCAAACAGGAACATTTAATTCACGAGCTAAGCCTTTTGTAGCTAAATATATATCATCAATTTCTTCTTTCTTTTCTTTACTACTACGTTTAGAACGAAGTAAATCCACATAGTCAATAATAACTAAATCTGGTTTATTATCTAAATCTGTTAGTTTTTGAATGTGTGATTGAATTGTTGTTATAGTTGCTTTTCCGGGTGGATATTCTTTGATTGTAAGGGTACCTGGTAATTCAGCTACTGCTTTTTCTACGTCCGCTCTAAAGCTACTAATTACATTAACTGCTTTATTGGCGAAATAAGCATCATATCGTTTACCGACATAACCTTCACTTAATTCTAAAGTGTAATGAACTACATTATATCCTAATCTTACAGCCCAAGCACCTAAGGCAACTAAAGTCCATGACTTACCACCTCCAGGATTACCAAATATTAATCCAAAATCTCCATTACCTAAACCACCACATAACAAATCATTAACTAAATCCCAAGGAGTGGGAACTACTTCACGTACTTCATCTCTATATCGGGTTTCAATATCTTTGTTATATTCGTGACCTATATTTTTGTCTTGACCTGCTTTTAAAGCATTATCAACAATAGTTCTAATATCGTCATACATTCCCGACTGTAGGAGATCCACAGACTGGAGCAACGCTGATTTAAGTTGTTGGTTCTTGCAAAAATTACTAAATTCTTCTTCCACATATTCATTATCATCATTAGCAACTTTAAATGTTTCTTTTAACTGCTCAACAACAGCAGTTTTTAAGACATCATTTTCAATTTTTTTTACTTCTACTTGTAGTGTTTCTAAAGTAGGCGTTGCATGATACTTATCAAAATAAGATAAGGTTGTTTTAATTATCCATTGATGTGCTTGACTATCAAAGTAGTCAGGAGTAATGGTATCACGTATTGTAAGGATAAATTTTTTATTCTTTAATAGTGAATTTAAAATTTTGACTTGAAATCCAAGTCCGTACTGAGATAACTTATTAAATGCAACCATATTGTTTTTTTATTTGTATGATGTAAGATACGAAAAAGTATTTGATAACCAAAATTCTACATTGGGAATCGAGTTACCTAAGAAATCTTCGTTATACATCCTTAAGAAATCTGTTCTATTCATTTTGAAGGGAGAAGTTGAAATTAATTCCTCAAGTTCAGCAACTGCCTCTTCTGTCAACACTGGATTAGTTAAATCCATTAGTTGTCTATTAATATTAAGCTGATGTTTGAAATTAACTATATTACCATACAAGGCATGTTCATTAATTTTTTGTTCAGCGGTTTCCATTACATGTTTGAAAGTGTATTTTTCATCATTAACAAACTCAGGAAATAATTTTAATAGTTTTTTATCACCTAATCCTTTTACTCCTGGTAAGTTATCAGAATCATCCCCTGTTAATATTTTATAGTTAATAAAATTAGCAGCAGATACTTTATATTCATCCTTCACCATAGCAGGTGTATAGAATTTCTTCTTAATAGGAGAATAAACTGATACTTTAGGACTTACTAATTGTAAAAAGTCTTTATCAGCAGACATAATTACTACTTCACCTGGTAAGTGGGTAGCTAAATACCCGATAACGTCGTCTGCTTCTATTTTATCAATGGCAACTAAATTAACAGGAAGTTGTTGTAAATAATCAATTAACCTAACAATTTGGTTTTCAATAGATTCAGATTCTTCTTCTTTGCTATTAAGTGTTTCCCAATGGGTAACTTTAATAAGTTTTCTATTTGCTTTGTATTCAGGATAAAGGTATTTTCTATTTGTAGTACTACCTGCTCCTTCAAAACATAAGATAACTCTTGTTGGTTTAATATGATTAATTGCAAAACCTATTGATTTTAAAAAACCAGTAAGTCCTCCTATATGATGCCCTTGATAATTAAGGTGCTGTATCATTGTAAAACACCTTAAAAAGGTATTCATAGAATCTATCAGAAGCACCTTGCTATTTAAATGCAAGGGCTCCTGTTTTGATTCTTTTATATTATCGAGTAAGGATTTAAAAAACGCTTTATTGCTCATTTGTTTCAAGTTCAGTTGGTTCGTTGTCAAATATGTCTCTGATATCTTCTTGCATTTCATTTTCTTCTACAATATCAAAGTCTTTAGTACCAAGAACTTGAAGCCATTCAGCTGAGTGAGCTTTTTTATACTCGTCAACTGCTTTTTTATCATCTTCAATAAAACCATGAACTGTCATAATTGCAGCTCCTTTACTTGTAACCCCAGTGATGTGGTTTTTATCACAACTGATTTTAGTTCGTTTAGCAAACTCAACGTCTTTACCATTCTTAGTTGCTTTGATTTTATTAGTACCACTATTAGTAACATTACCAAAAGTAATAACTAATGAAGAATCAAAGAACATAGTGTCACCACCCTTATTTTTCATTTTAGGTTGTTCCATTGGTGAGTTAGGTTTTGCTACCCATATTTTATTAACAGCAACTAATGTATTAGTGTATGGTTGATTTTCCTTACGTGATAATACAACTTGTTGATTAATAAAGTTTCCAAATTGTTGAGACATAGCACCTGCGTTCCACTCGTTGTTATTCTTATTTGATTCAATACTTAATCTACAAGGAATAGATCCTACTGAATCCCAGAAGAAACATAAGTTGTAAGGTAAAGCACCTGTTTTTTGTTCATGTAACAAATCAGCGATAAATGCAGCTACATCTTCAATAGTATTTAAGGCACCTCTATCTGTGTAGATAAAAAATCCTTTATAATCTACTACTTCACCTGTACTTTCATCAACTACAGGTTCAATTTCAAAACCCATTTGTTGAGCATGATCCCAGTTCCATTTCATTTCAGTAATGATGAATACTGGTAATACTCCCATCTTTTGTGCTGCTACTGCAGCTTCAAGTAATGCTGTTGTTTTACCTGTATCCGAGTGACCACGTAACAAAGTTATGTGGCCCATCGGAATACCAGGAATAGACAAAGTATCTTGAAAAGCTTTGGATAAAGGAATCCATGTTTGTGGTTTGAACTTAACCGGTTGAGATAAAAACTTTGCAGTCTTAAATTTCTCTAAATCAAAAGTACCTTTTATTGCCTTTGATACGGATGAAGTTAAACTTTCTTCTTTTTTAGATTTTGCCATAAATGTTATTCTTCGTCTTTAAATAAATCATCGAATTCTTCTTCATCGAAATCCTTCTTCTTTTTAACATTCAACTGTAAACCAGTTGTTTGTTTAGAAGGTGCTGTTTCTACTACTTCTTCTTCAGAATCTTCTGAATCTGTTGGTGTTAACCATTCTTGAAGTGTTTTCTTCATTTCGTCGAACTCATACTTTTTATATAAAGACATAACATCTGGTTGTTCAGCTAACCAAGTTTTAATTTGGTTGTTGTCTTCACTTAATGGTGTAGTCTTAGTACGTACACGAATAGAGGATTTGTTAAACTTAGTACCAGTAACTTCAGGTCCAACTGTATCAACGATAAAGTCACGACCATCCATAACATCAGTATAATCTCCGATATCTTCATCTTCGGCCATACTTAACAAATCTAAATACATTTCTTTACCAAATTCCCAAAGGCGAACACCTTTGTCTTCTTCATTACGCACAATAACAGGTGCGAAAATACGAAGTTTTGGTTCTAATTTTTTGGCCAATGACCAGTTTGCCTTATCACTTGTTTTGCGCAATTGAGCTGCAAATTCAACGATAGGGTCTTTTTCACCGAAGTTGGTTAAAGCAATCATCATCCTGTTTCCGATGTTGTAGTGAATGTACGCTTCACGGAACGGATTAGCTTTATCAAACTTAGACGGTACAATACGAATCGTAGTTTTACCTACGGTCGGACGCCAGAAATTTTTAGCGCGATCTTCCTTACCGGAATTTCCGCCTTTCGTCTTCTGTAGCGAATTGAGACGTGATTTGATTGTTTTTAAATCCATATAACTTGTTTTATGTTTGCGTAAATATAAGATGGAAACTTGAGGTAACCAAATTTTTCTTGCCCAGAAAAGGTCTTAATCTAGATATTAATTATCTGATGTATCTTGGTGTCTAACTTTTTAAAGTCATCACCACGAGTCAATAATATACAATTGCGATAATCGTTCCAATTAACCATGTATTTGCTGTCCATAATTCCTCCGTTTAGGGATTTAATCAGGGCATTCAAAGCATTAATTGTGTATAGTGTATTGCTCTCTTTCTTTCTATGTAATAATATAGTACCAGGGAGGATATCGTCAGTAACGTTGAATGAATCTACGTTGTAAGTACACACATACTCCTCAGTTGATGGGACATGAAGAACAAATATTTTATTAAATAAAATTTGATACTTACGTTTAACATCTTCAAGAACTAGTGGGAGATTTTCCTGTGTAGTAAAGGTACAAAATAACTTATTTGCCAAATCTTCTAAGTTTAGTCTATTATCCATAAATATTGTAATTAGTTTAAAACCCCATAAGTATCACCTGTCTTCATCTTGGTGGGGAATCCAAGATTTTCAAGTATGTTTTTAATATCCGTTAATAATTTCTTTCCATCTTTACGAGACACGTCTAATAGAAATGAATCGTAAGTATATAATACTATTTTTGTTTGTTTATCTTTTAAATAATCAAACACTGCTTTTAATGTCTGAACGTTATAATATGTTTCGTATGACTGAATGATATAACTAAGTATTTTGTTTTTGTTTGGATTCTCGATTTGCGAAGCACGAAGTTTAGTTATTGCTAAATCTAATTCACCATCGTTTTCAAATATATTCCATTTATGGTCTAAATAATCATTTAATTTAGCAAAAAATGGTTCATGGATATGTTCCTTTCTAATTCCACCATATAAATTTTGAAACATTACCTCTTTAGGTATTTCATCATATGGGTTATTTTTCCACTCATATCCAATGATTTTCGCGATAATACGTGGGTGATAAGCGCTATAATCAAATTCAGCGAAATAATCATTTGTTGGTGTGAATGTTTCTCTAGCGCCGTTATCTTTGTTTAAAGCGCTGAAATTTATGTTATTAAACGCATTAGTAGGACGGGTGGTTGTATTGTATAAATTAAAATATCCATATATACGACCATCAGATACTGAATAATTTGACCAGTTAAATTCGAAATATTTTTTAAGTAATTTTTCGTCAAACCCAATACCTTGTTTTTCTATGTTATAGAATACATCAGTATAATCATCATTTAAATATCCATTTGGATTTAATCCTAGACACCAAGATATGTTATCAAATATACTTTCCTGTTTTTCATAATGTTTAGAAACGGGAATAATACTATTAACATTTTTTAAATGAAAAAACTTATTATAAAAGTGGTCATGTAACGTAGTATTAAATACTTCTTCTTTAAGTGCTTCGGGCAACATAAAGTTAACATCAATAATAGGTAAACTATCACCTATAAGGTATTTAGTTGCTTTTTTATCTAACGTATATATACGTTCATGTTTTTTAGTAAGATAATCTAATACTGATTGTAGTGATAATTTAAATGCTTCACTGTGATTAATAGTAAATAAATAACCTTTAGATGTGGGGCATTTGTAGTATATCAAACACGTTTCACTCAGTTTAGGATGAAAATTATCATTAAGCGGAATAATATTGATAAAGCAATTTGTGCAGTCCGTATGTAATCGTGATAACTGATCTTCAGTTTCGATAATATAAAACATAACCTTTTTTTATTGGAATTAAATATAAGACAATGTCTTTGTATTTCCAAATTTATCTTCCTATAAAAGCAGCTAAGTTTTGAGTTCTTAGTTCTTTTAATGTTTTGTCTAGTAAGACAGAAATAGAACCTGCTACCGTTGTATTAGCCGCTTTAAGTAACACATTTTTAGATTGTGCAACAGTAGCACCATCAAAAATATCTCCATTTCCTCTTACATGATAATATCCAATATAATCCTTATCATTAGATCTATATATTAATTCAGCACCACTTGTATATTGGGCAGAAATTACTTCTAACGATTCTAAAACAGCAAATTGGGTTGGATTAGAAAAAAACTTTTCTATGCTTGGAAAAGCAGTTGCTTTAGTTTTTAAAATTCTTTCGTTTGTATTAATTATTCCTGCTCTAGGAAAATCTTTATTTTCTTTATTATCTTTAAGTGGACCTGTTATTTGCCAAAATATAGAAGTAACTTCCCACATTATATAATTATACACACCTCTTTTAAATAATAAATCTTCATAAGTAGGTTGATTTATTTCTAAAAATATAGAATTAGGTGAATTTCTTCTTTTAGCTACATAACGTGTAAAATATCCTCTATTATAATCTTGAGGAGTTGGTTTAGGATAAAATTGAGATGGTTCTTTTAAAGTACCTATTTTTGAATTATTAACAAGACCTCTAGATTTAGATAGTGTAGAATACAAGGCATTATTCTCACTTGAAGGCATTTGAGGATTAGGATTGGGAGTAATTGGAAACAAGTTGGCTGAAGGGCCCTCCATAGGGTTTTTACCTGTTTTTGTTTTTCCATCATATGTTTCATAGTAATATCCAACATATGGAGTACCATCGGAATTAACAAATTGATCTCCGTTAGTATATTTGTTGTCAGTTATTCTATTTTTTGGAAAATACTTTGCCATTATCCTAATGATTTTTCTATTTGTATTTTAATATCACCTATCATAGATGATGGAATATCATAGTGTCCAGTTCTTGTTTTAACTGCATTTGATAATAGATCTGTTAGATTTTTAATAGGACCATACAATCCTTTAGCATTACTTCCTCCATAATAACTAGCACCACCCCAAGCTTCTGTATTGTAATACAAGTATTGTGATGTGCCTCCTTTAGCTTGTCTTGATTTAACTGCGGCTTGTAAAGCTGCAGAAGGAACAGGATCCATCATTATAAAGTTTTTAAGTTCGTTTCCTGCAGCGGATACGGCAGATAATACACTAGCACCTTGATTTCCACTTCCTGAATAAATACCTATATTAAGAGTTCTTTGTGTCAAGCCTGCTTTTGCTAATAAACTATTAACTTCTTTTCTAACACTTGCATATGAAGTAGTCCATGTAGTTGGAAATACAAGAACATATTTATCAAACCAATCCGCAGCACCCGATTTAATTTTTGCAGGCATATAATCTCTACCTGTTTTACCTGCTATATCAATTCCAGGATAGAAAATAAATACATCAACTTCTTTTTTAGTAGTCTTTGGCAAGAATGTATAAGTATTAGTAGTTATATTTTTTCCACTATTATTAATAGTTATTGTTTCTGTTTTTTCGTTATCTAATTTTTGTGCCGTTGGGTCTAAGGAAGTTGATGGAGTTTTTCCGGCACTAACTGGTCCTGTTTTTAATCCACCTAATGGATTAGTATCAACGTTTACCTTTTTAATAGGAGCATTAACTGAGTTAGGTAATATTAAACTTTGTCCCGATATAGAAGTTACCCATTGGTTATTTTCAATAGAATTTTCTACTTTTCTAACTATAAATCCTAATTTTGTTGAAGATGGGTTACCACTAGTTTGATATGATATAGGGAGACGTTCTGGAGGAATTACAAAAGCCTGATTAACTAAAATACCTGATATGCCATCCATTTTAATAGAAAATTCTAAAGGAATCATTGCTGATCCTTCTGTAGTTTCTTGGTTTGCTTGTCTTGCTTTGAATTTTTCACTAAGAGTATTTCTTGCAGCTTCTACGTCTTCAACATTATATCTAAAAGTACAATATACTCCTTTAAGATGTCTAGATAGTTGGTTGTCTGGTGTGTCTGCTCCTCCCTCGGAGCCAGCGGCACCTTGATTTTGAGTTTCATTTCCTGTTTTGGCACCAGCAGCATCACCATCAGTACTATCTACTTTGGTAGGTGCAATTCTATCTTTAACAAATTCATTCCATTTTGCTACCGCACTAGCATTAACTGCTGCTTGCTTTGTATTACCCGTAGTTGCCTGAGCGGCAATAACTAACATAGATGATAACTTAGGAGAAATTTTAGATGTTAAACTATAGTTATAAACTATTGAATTTAATCCTAATACATCTATAATAGCAGGTTGTGGTGGTCCATTACCATCGTCTATACGTTGTTCATCTAATAAACTAATACAATATGAGTCATCATTAAAAGCAGCTCTAAACTGGTTAACTCCACCCAGAGCATTACTTATATCACCTAATACTTCAGTTAAAAATTTATCAACTTTTACTTCTTTATTAACGTCCGTTCCTGCTAAAGAATCTAACTTTCCTACAAGATACTCAATATTCATCATAATGTGCATCAAATATCCTGAAGATTTTGTATTATAAAATCCTAAATTATTAGTTTTAATGGTTGCACTTAATACATCTCCTGCAGGAACATATTTGTTATCCTCAGTTATAGTTCCTAAAGTATTAGGTAATACCTCTTTTCCATCGGTTCCATTAAATCCACCAAATAGATTATTCATTAAGCTTTCTTTAGCTCCAACATCAATTAAACATATAGAAGGATCTACTGAAACAGAATATGGTTCAGCATAACAGAAATTTGTTTTGTCATTAAAGTCAATATAAATAATAGGTCTTGTTTTTGTTGCGTTATCATCTCCTTTTTTAGAATTATATAACATCCCTGATGATTGAAGGATGGCTAAAAAATAACCTAATGGGATATATACACTAGGTAATTGATCTTTATTAGTAGCATCCTTAGTTGATTGTTCTTGAGCGGGAGATGTTAGATAAGCAATAACAAGATAACTAATCAAATTAGGAGAAATATTAGGTATTTTACCAGCATCTTCTGGGTGGTTTAATAACCACGCGTTATTACCTTTTTGAGCAAAAATATTACCACCTATTGAATTTCCTGATACTTTTAAAAAGTCATAAGATTTATTTTGACTAAAAATACTCGTTGCAACAGCAGCATCTGTTGAATATGAAATAGCATCTGAGGGTTTGGTATCTATATCATCTGGTTTCCAAAATTCCCACCAAGCGTTATCCCAAAATTTATTTTGAACTTGATTAGATGTTAAAGCGTGTTCGTATATTGCAAAAAGATGTTTATGAAGAATAGAGTTGTTTCTTGAAGCAATAACTCCCGGAAGCTCTTGTTTAGCTTTTGCCTCTATTATCTCATCAATTTTTTGCAATAAAGGTTTATTTCCACCCGCGGTAGCATCTCCTACTGGAGGAGCATTAGGGTCGGGTGCTGTTTCTTCTTTTTGTTTTGGTTTGTTTCTTTCTAAAAATTCTTTATATATAGGAAGTTGAGAAGGAGATGCTAGAAAATCAACTTTTGAAGTAGTATAATTAATAGTTAAAGATTCAACTATGGAACCGGGTCCTATGATTTTTAAATCAATATCATAGCTACCATCTTGGTTTGCTACCCATGAATAGTTAGTTACTGTTCCAAATAGAGCATCGTAATTACCAAACGTATTTTTTCTAAGTTTAGAAATTTCATTAGCCACTGCTTCTTTTGAATCAAGTGTAAAAACAGGAAGAGTTTTTATTTGTGTTTGAAGAACACCATCATTATTAACATAAGGAATATGACCAAACTCAACAATTATAGAATATCCTAAGTGACAATATAAAGTTTCAATAATATTAAATTGTTCAAGATCGTATGCTTTAATTTTAACGTTTGCTGTTTTTAAAGCACCATAAGGACCATCACAAGTAATACTAAATGAAGTTACACCAGGCATTGGTTTTAAACCCATATCACCTGGTGAGTTTGGTTTAAATCCAATTCCATAGGCTCTATCAGGGCCTATTCCCGATCTCAAAACAGAACCATTATTTAGAGTAGCATCAGCAAAAGCAACACCTCCCTGTAAAATATATTTTTTAGCTAAATCAGGACCAGCACCATACGCTTTAGCTAAAGGACCTCCGTCAGCTCCGGCTTTAATATCAATATTAGAAGTAATTCTTAACCACCCGTTTCTGTTAGTAAGCCATAATATATCTGCATTTGTTCTTTCAACACCACCAATGCCTGAGGCTAATATTTTTCCTCTTGCCTTAAGTTGGCCTGTTACAGCGTCACTAAAACTTTTTCCAATGATATTTGTGTAATTTAAAACCCCCATATTAATATGATGTTGATGAATTTTCTCGGTTATATTCTGCCAAAGCTAAACTTATATTAGATGGGATTCTTATTTGTGCCCCATCTCCAGGGAACAAAGTATCTCCTTCTAAATTATTAGCAGCAGCAATAATCCACCAATAGGTAGAATCACCGTAAAAATCCTGTGCTATTAAATCCAAACGATCTGTACCTTTAGTAATTATGTAATTATCCTGTTCTGTAACAGTGATATTTGGATAATAAGTAGGACGATAATACTGAGTTCCTACTGGACGAGCCGATTTAGATTTATCGTCGCTTATTGTTGTTTTTTCTATTGGTATCGTTAAATATCTATCTGACATAAATTATACTATTGCTGCTACTTCTCCTAAAAATTTATTATTTTTAGTAGCTGGTGTTATTAATGGTACACCTGCACCTCTTCTTGGTAATATACTCATGATAGGTGTAAAGGCCAAACTTATTTTTAACATTTGAGGTAATTCATACATGTCAGTATCAGCAGCATTTCCTTCAGGTTGACTCATTGCTACTTCCCAAGCAGTATCGTCTGGAATAGTAATATTAACACTTTTTAAAATGCCTGGAGTTCTATATAAGTAATCCCCTACAGTTAATAAAGTAATATTACCTCTCATTAAACCAGAAGAGTTATAGTTTGGATAACATAATGAAGCTAAATAGTTTGCTTTTTGATAGATGCGTTTCATTTCCCATCTTGATAAAGCGGGTAGTGTAAAGTTCATACTTACTTCTCTTGTAAAACCTTGGTAAGTATAAAAAGTATCACCTCTACCAGTATATGAAAAACCATTCCAGTTTGCGTTGTGATTATCACTGAATCCATCTATATATGAACGAAAATATATTTTTGTTGTTTGAGTAGGAGCATTATTATCTACTGCTTCAACTACAAATTTTACTAAATCCCTAAAATTACCTCCTTGTAAACCACCTGCACTTGACGCTTGAATAGGAGTCATTGTTACTGCATCCTGAGTGGTAGAATCATTTTCAAGAAGATTCTTTCTATTAAAATTAGTTTTACCTGAATTGGCAAAACCAATTCTACCCTGCATATTTATTTTATTATCTTGATAGTCGTAACTATATAATGATTTTCCACCAATTCTATTATCGATTAATATTTTTCTAAAATCTTGAGGCATTTGTCCTCTATGGCCTTTAGCTACATCCCCTCTTGATTTAATTAAATCATAAGTATATGCAAACCCGGCTGATGTTTGGAAAAATGTATCATCTGCTTCTTTTAAAATATCCTGACTTCTACTTGCTTGAAGAGGAGGATTAGTAACAGATTGATATAATTTATAAGCCGTTAAAGCACTTCCTGGTTCTACATCAGTACCTGCTTTTGCTGGACGAACATATGAACCACTATAATTAATAGGATAAGGAGTACTTTCGTAGTTATTTTTTGTAACAACTTTTTGTTGAGAATTTGCTATAAAAGTTGCCCCGTTTGCTTCAATACCACTTACTACTTGTATTTGAGATTCAGATACAAATATTGATTGAGCCGCAGTATATTTTGAATAATCAAATACAGGTTTTGAACCTGTTATTAGACGAAAATTAGTTGGATATCTATTTGTAGAAAAATTATTTACTATAACATCGGATTGTTGTCCTATATTATTTAAATAGAAACTACCTTGAGCATCTACATACCCTGGATTGAATATATCTCCACTTTGAGACATATAAACATTAGATGCTGTTACATAACGTTTGTAATTTAATAACGGTATAGGTCTAGCACCATATAAATAAGGATAAGCACTAATTGAAGAAGATGCGGGTGTAGTTGAATCAAATCTAGGAATAATAGTTTCTCCTAGGCCATATGTGGTTTCGGGTCCATTACTGTATTTGAATAAATTAAGTGATGATTTATCATCAATACCTAATCTTTTAATATTTGTGGGATCAATAGCAACTGATCCTGGGTTGATTTTTGTTGAATATAAAGTTAATAATCTATTAGTTTTACCATTATTAGTTACTACTTGTTGTCCAACAATATAAGCATATTTTAATTGATCAGAAGTACTAGGAACAATACCAGGTCTATCCCAATGTATTCCACTACCTTGAACTCCTACTTGAGCTAAAGTATTAGTAGGTACATATACCTGTGTGTAAGGAGTACTACCTAAAACAGCGCCTACTTCTGTTCTAGGATTTGATAATTGAAGACCTATTTGTTTCGCAATGAAAAAAGGTCCACGTTGTAAGTCACCAAAAAACTTTGTTATACGTAAAGTATCGGTTACTGCGTCAGTAAGTGCTTTAGCACCTCCTCTAATAGGAAAATCAATACTATATTTTCCTGCAGCGATACCTAATTGTGCCGCAGCACTATCGTTTTGAGGTAAGTATGTTTTAATATAAGGAAGCCCACTATTGCCGCCCCCAGGACGGTCATTACCAAACTTTAGGTTTGTTAAATCTGATTTTAAATCTATTAAGGGCATTCACGTGTTATTGTGGTTTTTTATCCAAATATTTTTCTGGGTTTGCTACGCCTAAATCTAATTGAGATTTAGCTAAGTCAGTAACTGTTTGGTTAGTAGACTGAGCAGTAGCATTAAGAGGAGTTTCAGGAGTTTTACCCTGTAAACTTAATGTTGAATCTTTTAATTGATCAATAATTGCCATAATTTTATTATTTTATATAAATATTCTATTATCCTGTTCTTCGAGTGTTTACAGCCATTGGACTTTGTAATTTAGTTGAAACCATAGCGCCGTCTAAATAAACGTTACCACCTTGTTTAACTGCTGATATTAATTCATCAATTTTAGCGTAAAATTCTTTAAGAGGAACAACTGCTTCGGCACCGGCCTCACCAACTAATGCATTAGTAGGACCAGTTACTATACCACCAGCAGCCATAGCTTTTTGTTCACCTATAGCATAGTTACCTAATCCTTGGAAAGTATCATCAGGTAACCAATCAACTAAGTTATCTGAAAGCCATTTAATTGGTGATAAACCAAGAGCACCTAAAACACTATCAGCTAAACTTATTGCGGTTCCAACTCCTGGAATTAAATTTACTGCTAAGTTAGCCATAGGATAAGCTGCTCCTTTTACTATATCTTTACCTAATTTAGAGGTATCTACTTTTTCGCCTGCTGCTTTTCTAGATTTAGCATCACTTATAGTACCAGCAATATTAGAAACTCCTTCAATACCTGCCATAATAGGACCTAAAAATTTGCCTATTACTTTTAAAGAACTTTTAACAGGACCTGCAGCGGCCTCTAAACCAGCAGCACCTGCTTTTTTAATACCACCCCAAGCCCAACCACCAAAACTTTTAAGCCCACCCCATGCTTTACTTAAAAGACTGCCTCCACCTTTCATTAAGCTTGAGCCCATACTTTTAAGTCCACCTAAAGCTTTGCTACCAACACCTTTTATTGAGTTCCATGCTTTTGAAAAAAATCCACCACCACCGCCACCACCACCACCTTTCGGGGCAGCACTAGGAGCAGCACTTGGTGCTTTAGGAGCTCCACCTGATTTTAAACCTTTAACATCTGAAGCAATATCACCAGCATCCATTCCTGTTTCCACCATTGCCGCATCATCATCACTCATCATTGATAATCCTAAACTAGAACCTAAACCAAGCAATGCACTACTTCTTCCTCTTCCTCTTCCTCTTATTCTACCACCTCTACTACCTCTACCTCCTCTTCCTCTTCTACCTCTTCTTCCTCTTCTTCCACCTCCACCACCACCAGAGCCACCATCTCCACCAGACCCACCTCCAACAATATCAACATACGTTGGCCTACTAGGTGATTCACCTCTCTTACCCTTAAATACATTACCAAGATTTCTTATCAACATCATCCCACCACCTATTAAGGCACCAGCACCTATTACTACACCAAAAAGGCTACCTAATGAACTTACACCAGGTATTGCACCTAAGTAACCCATTATTTTGCCAACAAAACCTAATGCAGATGCTAACCCATCAACCATAGCTCCTAAAGGACCTTCCATTAATGAGGTAAAACCATCTTTCATTTTCTGAACTGATTCTTCTAATTTCTGTTGGGAACTTACTTGTGCTTTAGATAATTCATAGCTTTTACCAGCTACAATTCCTGCTTCAATGTCGTCGGCTAGTTTTCCTTTGCCTTCTTTTCTCATCTTAGCAAGCTCATTTTTCTGGTTTGTGCCTATTTTAGCTAATTTTTCTTGCTTAATAAGGGAATTTGCTAATTCATCAGATGTCATACCTAATGACTTAGCTAAGGCATCCTGCTGAATTCTATTCATTTGAGTAAATTCAGCTGATCCTTTTACATTTTTAAGTACTTCAGCAGCCGCACCTGCGGTGTCACCTTGCATTGCTAGATATCTTGCTTGATTTAAGTTAAGATCTTTGCCTATTAATGCTTCTGCTTCATATTCATTAGTTAATGAAGATTCAATATCAAGAAGTTGATCAGATATGTTTTTAGTTTGTTCTAAAGATAAGCCTAACTTTTGTGATTGAACAACAGCTTGAGCAATTAATTTAGGACTATTTTGATAGAATAAAGCTAATTGACCTGAGGTTTTAGCTACTTCTTGAATTATTTTTTTATTATTAAGTAAACCTTTGTTTTGTCCGGTAATATCCTTTAATACTTCTTCCTGACTTTGGCCTTGCAACATAGCATATTCTGAAATTTTAGCAGCTTCATCAGCTTGTAAACCTAAAACATCAGTTAATTCAACTTGTCCTTCAATTAATTCAGCACTCATTATAGCTGTGGTGCCCATTGATTCGTTAAGTTGATTATTAGCCTCTAAAGCGCTGTGATTGTTAACACCTAATGCATGTGCGTTAGCAGCAATATCTCTAGTATAATCAACCATTGCTTTAGCGCCTTGGGCACTTACAGCATAATTCTTTCCAGTGTCGGCTATAGCTTTACTATAGGCCATTCCAATATCAAAAAGTGATTTTGCTACTTTATATAATAAAGTTATTTGGACAAGAGGATCTTTTAATGAATTCATTAATCCCTTTCCTATACTTCCTAATCCTGCTCCTAATACACTCCATTTACTACTACCAGCTTCCTTAGCAGCACTTCTTAAGTCTTTGTTTATATCTTCAAAGTATTTACTTTGAATACCTACTTTTTCAAAAACTTTAGTAATACCACCCATTATACTTCCGGTAAGACCAAGAGATTTTTGGATGCGTTCTTCTTCTTTTCTTTCCTTTTCAGTTAAAGGAACTATTTGATTTAAATAACTTATTTTATCTTCTAATGCCTGAGATATTTCATCAGTGTAAGATGATATTTTTTTATATTCTTCTGTTTCTTTAGCTGATGCTTTTCCACTTTTTATCTTAGCGGCTAATATATCTGCTTCTGCTTTGGCTTGTTTATAGTTAATGTCTAAAGCTTCTTTTTCCTTTTTAACCTTTTTTTCAAGTTCCTTTAATTCTTTAACAGTAAGAACATTTTCCTCTTCTCTGTGTTTTTGGAGTTTACCAGCTAAATCCTCTAATTTGTTGAAATTACGAGTTAGTAAGGTTGAAGTTTTAACACTCCCATTAATATCAGCAACTATATTTTTTAAAGTACTGGCAATGTTTCCAAAAGCATTTCTTAAATCATCAACTTCGCCTTCCATCAATTTAATTTGTTTGGTAGCGTCTTGAAGATTATTCCCCAATGCTTGCACAACTTGGTTAACATTTTTAAAACCTTCACCACCCAAACGTTTAATTTCAGCGTCTAGTTCTTGAATGCGTTTTTTCGCGTTATTTAAGTCTTGTGTATTGTCTGCCATATCGTAGATAAATATTAAGGCACCTAGGGATTAGGTGCCTTATTTGTAGTAGTATATGCGGTTTTTGGCGCAATATTCGGTCGAGCTATTTCTTTTTTAGAGGTTTGTTGATTGGTCATTATATTGTCGCGCTCGTCTTGTTTTTCTTTAATTTGATCAAAATGTTCTTTTAATGAATTAAAAGTAAATGTTCTTAACCAAACGGGCATTTCATATACAGTGTGCCAATCATATCCGCCACCCCCATGAAAAACTATCTCATGTATTGTTTTGAATAGATTAATTCTATATGTTGGCGTCAGGCCAAAAAAAGTTAACTCCTATGGAGATTTCTACGCCCTCCTCTACGTAACCATCAACTTCAATAGTAGTTTTTAAATCAACATCAGGAACAACTTCTTTATAGTATTGTCTAAATGCTCTTAAATCCTTGGCTAAGAAATAATTGTCTACGAACTCACGAACTGTTTTTCTATCTGTATCACCATCTACTGATGTGATAATATATTTCATTCTTGTTGATACTTCTGAAGGTGCTGAATTTACTTTTTGTAAACCCTTAATTTCACGATCGATTGATTGTTCGTCACCATGAGTTAATGCTTTAAAAGTAACAGTAGTTTTTGTACTTGGTAGAGTAAATTCAAATGAATTACTACCTTTAGTAATTAAATCTTCTCTTAGTGGTTTGTTTTCTAAAGAAGTTAAGTCAACACTTACTTTTTTAACACCATCCCAATCAGGATGTTCATACTCAAATTCATAATCTTTACCATAACCTAAAATACGAGCAGCAATTAATATAGCGTTTTTATCGCCAATTAATAAGTCACTATAGTTGATTTTAGTAACGAGTAATGATTGAAGTAACTTGTCAATCACAGTACCTTGTCTAAGGTAGTTTTGGTTTGATAAAATATCTTCTTCCTTAGCGGTCATATATTTTATTTCTACTTTCCCACTTGCTAATGGATTTCCTTCTGGATATAACAATCCTTTAGAGGGTAAGTCAACTATTTCTGTTGGGAATTTAAATTTAGGCTCTGCAGGGCCTACGTTTGATACATAATCTTGATTCATAATTATAACGTTATTGTTTGATATAAATATATATAATACAAGGAAAGCAAGAAGAAGGCGTTAGATTTCTCTAACGCCAATTCTTTATTATCTACTGTTATTATTAGAAATTCAATATACAGTAATCCATAGCAACTGTTACTGATAAGCTGATCGCAGCATCTGCTGTCCAATCATAATCACCGAATGTTGCTGTTTTAACGTAAGCACCTTTGATAATCCATTCAGAAACGATATCGCCTACTGGACCTAAGATGTCTAATGTTAAATCTTTCTTATAAAAATCAGAATAACCATCACGGCCTGTTACTGATTCGTGTGCTAAACGAGCCCACTCCATTACTGCTTGAGCACCTGAAGGAACTACTGGATCATAAAGTTCTAAAGTGATATCGTTCCAACGAACTTTACCTTTTACTTTACGGTAAACGTTCATATGGTCTAATATGATTTCACCAGCTTCAAATCCCGGAGCAGAAGCCTTTTTGATTAAATAAGAAGGGATACCATCCACATATAATATAAAGCGATTCTGAACTTTAGGTTCGAACGCTGTGAACATGATTTCGTTCGGGTTTAATACTGCCATTTTACTCTGTTATTTAATATAAATATTGTTAATTTATTTTCTTACGCAAACTGAACACCAGTTGGGGTAATGTTGAAATCTAGGATAATAAATTCAGCTGTTTTAGTTGGTTGTAAATAAATTGCACCTACTAATTGATTTCTATCAATTGTTTCAGCTGTGTTATTTGATTCGTCCATTACTACCTTATAAGCATATAAACCTTGTTTTTGTTGTACGTTTTCTAAGTACGGGTTAACTTGGTTTAAGAACTTATTACGAGTTGTTGCTGTATTTTGTTCGAATACTAAATTATCAGCAATGTTACCAATGTATCTCTTTAATGTGATTAATAAACGACGAACGTTTACACGGTCAAGAGCTGAAGCTTTAGTTTGTAAAGTCTTTTGACCAAATGCTACAACACCCTGTCCAGGGAAAGTAGCTAATGGGTTAACTTTGTTGATATATAAGTTATCACGATCTGATGGTGATAATTTTCTTTCTGCTTGAATTACACCTGATAATCCACCACGGTTGAAACCTGCAGGTGCGAACCATGTTTCTGCTACTTTATCGTTGTAAGCATAAACACCACACATTACTGTAGAAGCAGGAACAAATACTAATTTACCAGTTTCTTGAGATAAAACTTGAACCCAAGGCCAGTAAGTAGCACCATATGATGAATCGTAGCTATTTGCTGCGGTATCAACTGCGGAAATCGGAGCACCATAGTTTACCATATCAACAATTGCCATTGTATCACCTCTGTTTTCACAGTTAGCCATTAATGTACTTAATACACCAGGACCGTTTTGATAAGTTACACCTGGTAAAGCAACCCATGAATAATCGTATTCATCAGGATTTGAAAGTAAATCTACTACTTCAGTGTAGTCGCTACTTGATAAACCTTGAATATTAACAGAATCGATTTGGTTAAACATTTTTAATCCTAAAGAAGCACCACTACCATTTCCAAATAAAGGACCTGTAGCGCCACCAAAAGCACCACCTTCAGATCCTGAACCTACTTGAGGTAAAGAAGCTGTGTATGCAGGATTAAATGTACCGTTGTTTAATAAATAGTTTGGTGTAGGATTTTGTACATTTTTAACACGTACATATCTACTTTGGTTTACATAAGAACCAGTAACTTGTAATACTAAATTACCATCAACGTCAGTAATTAAATTTTGAGATTGGTTACCAATTACATATTCAATATAGTTTGGTGAATTTGGATCTAATGAAAGATTTAACCAAGTTTCAACTACTAATTGTTGGTTTTGAGTATCATTACCTTGACGTAAGATTAAGTTAAATGTACCTGAACCTGTGTTTACGTTAGTAACGCTCCAACGAATATTATTTGCTGAACCACTAACTAATGCTTGACCTGATAAGATTGTACCAGCGTTATTCATAATAACACCATCTGAAAGTGTTTCAAGGGAAAATGAAGACGATGCTACGTTTCCACCTATTGTAAGTACTTGAGATGAAGTTGCTGGTGTGTATCCTGCTGTTGAGCCAGATACTACTCTTGTTACTAATAAAGATTCGCCACCTTGTTGGAAGTAGTTGTATGCAGCAATTGAGGTTAAATACTCAAGAGTCACACCACCACTAATGAAAGATGCTCCAAATTTATTTTTGTAATCAGAATATGAAGTTACCAATGATGGTACTTGTACTGGGCCCTTAACTGTAGGGCCAACAATTGCAGCACCAACGGTAATAGGACCTGAAGATACCTGTGATTGATCATTTTCGCGTGTCAATACGCCAGGAGATAATAAAGTTTCAGCCATGTTTTAATAGTATTTTATCAACGATAAATATATGAAAACTGGTTAAAACTAAGCAACAATAGCTTCTAATGCGCCTGTTTTTAAATCGATTTTATTATCACCATATTTTTCAGATATACGTTGAGATACTTCATATTCACCCTGTACAACTTGATTAAATTGAAGTTCTAACGTTTGCTTTTGGGCATCTAAACGTAATTTTTCATATTCAAGTTCGCCCAAGGCATATATTAAACTTTGCTTGGCTTGCTGAAGATCTTTAAGTTCTTTTAATTCTTCTTCGGTAATTGTGGTTGGTTTGTCTTGTATAATTCCCATAATTAAAATTCTTTATTTCTCATGAATGAAACAATAATATATCTTTTACCATCTAAAACAGGGCGAGCGCCGTGTTTATGTGTAATATTTCCTGGATGGACACTTACATAGCCTTGTGGAGGTTTTGATAATTTCTTTTGGCGCCAAAACCAAGTACCACCACCAAGATAATCTTCATCTTTTTCAGATAAATTTACTAATGCAGTAATATGTGAATGGTCGTGATGAATACTTAAATGTCCCTGAGTATCTGGTGTATAACGTGCTAAAAAGTTTTCAGCAGTTAATTGATCCCAACCTTTGCCTTCCAAACCATATTTGTGTATTGCCATAGGCATAACAAATTCCCAAAGTAAATCATAATAAATTTTATCAAACCCAATTTCAGTTAATACGAAATCAGTTGTAGGATAAAATTCATGACGAGCAAAAGTCCATACTTGAGCGTGTTCAGCTTCTTCAATTATTTTATTACAAAATTCTTTGGTAAACAAAGGATAGACAAAAGCTCCATCAAATTCTTCGTCAACAAATAAATCCCATTCTTTTTTAATTAAGCCAGGCACTAAAAATTTTCTATGCCATGCAGCAGTGTCGTTCCAGTATTGATATAACTCTGGATGCAACGGGGTATATTCCTTATCCATAATTTTTATTGTAAGTTTTGGTGTTTCTATTGGTGTTAAATGTATATTTTCTGTTTGTGATTTATTATCTTTTTGTACAACATATTCTATTGTAGTAGCAAATGCGTTTACTTTACGATTGTCATGTTTATTTAATAAATCAATTACATCCGTTCTAAAATGAGTATCATATAGTGTAGGTAAAAATTCATCGGTAGGGATTAAATTTTCTTCTAATTTTTTGCTAATTAATATATCAACTCCATTTTTACTTAAAGCATAAGCATGAGCATTATATGAAAATAAAGGACGAACGAAATAGGCATTATGGTTTTGTTCAGGTAAATTTCTTATTAAATTTCTACCTAAATGAATTAAATCCCATTTATGTAATGATTGAATTATATCTTGATCAAAAGGTTGAGTAAATGAAAAATCTTCTTCTAATATTAATACTGAATCAAATTTGTTTTCATATGCATCTTTCCAACATTTGATGTGAGATAAAACACATCCAATTTCTCCAGGAGTAATATCTCGTTGGTGAAACTTAGATTCATCATTAAATTTTTTATCAATTCTATTTTGTTCAAATTCATCTCCTATTTTCCATCCATTCCAAGGTTTAAAATCGAATCCTGGATTTGGATTTCTTCCATCAATTCCCTCTATAAAAGCTACTGATTCATATTCAATATTGCTTTCATCTAAACGTTTAAGAGCGTCTTGTTTATATTCATCTGTTTTATCAAGTGATATAATATAAACACAATCAAAACTATAACAGCTATCTATAAATGATTTCCATACACACCCAATACGATCTATACTAAATACAGAAGCATATCTTTTATTATATCTTGCTCTATCATCCTGTGCCGGATAATCAATTATTTTAATTATATCAAGATAATATCCTAATTCTTCACCAGGATGTTTGATAAATTCAGCAGTATGAATTATTTCTGGAAGTGCACCTATTGGTGATGTTATTATTTTACATCCAGCTAATTGTGCTTCAACAGCAGTTATACAAAATGTCTCTTCGTATTGGGTTGGGTAAAACCAATATTCTGCTTTGCTATATTCTTGGCGGAGTGTTTTAGTATCAACGTTACCAATAAAATGAACGTCCTTTAAATTTAGTTTCCTATACGTTTGATTAAATACATCTAAACCGTATTTGGGACAAAATACTTTTAATGTAGCATTTGGTTTTATATCTTTAATATAGTACCAAAGTTCAAGTAAAGTATCTAATCCACGTTCAGGGTGTGATGAATATATAAATGAATCTTTTACCTTTTCTTCATCAGTAAAATTTGTTACATCAACACTATTATAAATTATTTTAATTTTATCTAGCGGATAATTATATTTTTCTGCTGTATTTTTTTTATGCCACTCAGAAACGCATATTATACCTGATAGTTTAGGTAATAAATCTCTACCTTCATTAGGTAAAGTTTCACCTTTATAATAAGGGTAATATTCTGTATTATGTAACCAAAGATAGGTTTTATTATAATCTACTTTATTTTCTATATCAAGTAAAAAATGTATATAACCTACACCAATTACAACATCATATTTTCTTTTAGTTTTCCAGAGTAATTCTCTATTAATATATTCTACTCCATCAACAGACATTTCAGCAACGTCTCCTGTTACATAAACATTAAATTCTTTAGCAAGATATTTTACTGTATTAAGTAGTACCTGTTCGGTTCCACCAAGTTCTCTATCTATTGGTGAAAATAAGTTATCATAATAACCTATGTGGAATAAAACATTTAATTTCATACTATTTGTAGCTATCACCTCCAACCCATAATACTAATGATTTACGAGTACCTTGAGTTACTGGAGTTACACGATGTAAAATATAAGAAGGGAATACTAAAACACATCCTTTAATTTTAGGTAATGTTTCTGGATTTTTTCCTCTTAGAATCTGAAAATCACCTCCTTCATATTCATCATCTCCTGAAAGTTGAACTGTAATACTAATTTTTCTTTGATTTAATGGATATCCACCTCCTACGTCTAAGTGATAGTCATAATGACCACCATCTTGATAATACTCAGTGTATTGGACTTGTTCATTCATTCCAGTAAGGGAAAATTTCCAAAGAGCATTATTTGCTTCGGTAACCATATCGCCTAACTTTTCATAAACCCATTTGTATCTATCAACTTGTGGAATCCATGCTATTGCACTTTTTCTCATTTCATTATTTACTACACCAGCATCAGTAATACCAGCAGTAGTTAATCCCCAATTTGTAGATTCAGCAATAATTTGGTCTACTTCTTCACTTGTAAATCCAGTTTTAAACCAATACCATTCTAAAGGGTCGTGGGCTGTGTTTGATTGCAGTTGAAATTTATACATAACTTAAAATTTATTGTGTGAATATAAATATAATAAAGGAAGCGACCAACATTGGTCGCTTCGCTTTTTATCTATTTGTAGTATGTTTATCCTACTTTTTCCTTAAGTCTATCTACTTCTGCTTTTAATTCCTTAATAGCTTCGATTAACAATGGAACGATTTTTTCATACTGAACTGTGCGGAAATTCTCACCTGATTTAGATTTTTCAATTCTATTGCCGTTTTCGTCTTCAACATATTCTCTATCGAATGGAGCTAATTTAACCGCTTCTGGTAATATTGCTTCTAATTCGTCTGCGAATACACCGACAATTCTACTTCTTGTATCGTATCCATAGCTTCCTGCTAATTCGTTATGGGTATAAGTTATACCATTTAACGTTTGTAATTTATCAAGAGCATTTTCAATTACTTTTACATTATCTTTTAATCTTCTATCTGAGTAATAAGCAACGATTTCACCTGATGCTAAGATATCACCTGGAGATCCATAATATCCTAAACCAACACCTAAGGCATTTAATGCTTGGTTTGTTGGGCCTGGAGGACCTGTTGGGCCTTGTGGACCTTGAGGACCAGGAGCACCTGTACCACCACCAGGGCCTTGAGGACCTGGGGCACCAGTACCACCTGTATTACCTTTGTTACCTTGAGCACCTTGAGCACCCTGTGGACCTGTTGGACCAGGAGCACCAACTCCACCACCAGGACCTGTTGGGCCTATTTCACCCTTTTGTCCTTTAGCACCTGTACCACCACCAGGACCTGTTGGACCTACGTTACCTTGAGGACCTGTTGGACCAGGAGAACCAGTATTACCTTTGTTACCTTGAGGGCCTTGAGCACCTGTTGGACCTACGTTACCTTGGGCACCAACTTCACCTTTTTGGCCTTTAGCACCTTGAGGACCTGTAGCACCTTGAGGACCTACGTTACCTTGAGGACCTGTTGCTCCTGGAGCACCTGTTGGACCTACGTTACCTTGAGGACCGGTTGAGCCTATTTCCCCCTTTTGTCCTTTAGCACCTTGAGGACCTGTTGGACCAGGAGAACCTGTTGGACCTACGTTACCTTGAGGACCTGTTGGACCTGGAGAACCTGTAGCACCCGTTGCACCTTTAGCACCTGCATTACCTTGAGGGCCAGGACCACCTGTTGGACCTGTAGGACCAGTTGAACCAGTATTACCTTTTGCACCTTGAGGACCTTGAGGACCTGTTGGACCTAAGTTACCTTTTGCACCTTGTGGACCTGTTGGACCTACGTTACCTTGAGGACCTGTAGCACCTTGAGCTCCAGTATTACCTTTAGCACCTTGAGCACCTTGAGCACCTTGTGGACCAGGAGCACCTGTACCACCTTGAGCACCTGTAGCACCCTTAACACCTTGAGGACCTGTAGGACCTGTTGGGCCTAAATCACCTTTTGCACCTGTTGGACCTGTTGGACCTACGTTACCTTGAGGACCTGTAGAACCAGTAGAACCTTTAGCACCAGTATTACCTTGTGGACCAGGAGCACCTGTAGCACCTGAAGAACCACTTGTGCCTGATGAACCTGAAGTTCCGTTAGCACCTGCGTTACCTTGAGCACCTTGAGGTCCAGGAGCACCTGTATTACCTTTAGCACCTGTATTACCTTGAGGACCTGTAGCGCCTGATGTGCCTGAAGATCCACTTGAACCTGATGTACCTGATGAACCACTATTACCTACTTCACCTTTTTGTCCTTTAGCACCTTGAGGACCTGTAGCACCTGAAGTACCACTTGAACCTGATGTACCGCTTGAACCTGATGAACCTGATGTTCCTGATGAACCTGATGAACCTGATGTTCCTGATGAACCACTTGTTCCACTTGAACCTGATGATCCTGAAGTTCCGCTTGAACCTGAAGTTCCGCTTGAACCTGATGATCCTGAAGTTCCGCTTGAACCAGATGAGCCTGATGTTCCTGAAGAACCAGATGTACCTGATGAACCAGATGAACCTGAAGATCCACTTGAACCTGAAGTTCCAGATGAACCAGAAGTTCCTGATGTACCACTTGAACCCGAGCTACCTGAAGTGCCTGATGAGCCACTTGAACCAGATGAACCTGATGTACCTGAAGAACCAGATGAACCTGAGCTACCTGAAGTTCCACTTGCACCGTCTATTCCACTTGTACCACTTGTACCACTTGAACCTGATGTTCCTGAAGAACCTGATGTACCACTAGTTCCTGAAGAACCTGATGTACCACTTGAACCTGAAGTTCCTGATGAACCTGACGTACCATTAGTTCCTGATGATCCACTTGAACCTGATGTTCCACTTGTTCCCGAAGAACCGCTTGTTCCACTCGTTCCATTTGTGCCAGAAGTACCATTTGTTCCTGATGAACCTGAGGTTCCTGAAGTACCATTTGTTCCTGAAGAACCTGAAGTTCCACTTGTACCAGACGTTCCGTTTGTTCCAGAAGTACCTGAGGTTCCGCTGGTTCCTGAAGTTCCATCTGTACCACTTGTTCCTGACGAACCTGAAGTTCCTGAAGAACCACTAGTTCCTGAAGTTCCACTTGTACCAGACGTTCCGTTTGTTCCAGAAGTACCTGAGGTTCCGCTGGTTCCTGAAGTTCCATCTGTACCACTTGTTCCTGACGAACCTGAAGTTCCTGAAGTTCCTGAAGAACCACTAGTTCCTGAAGTTCCGTCTGTACCACTTGTTCCTGACGAACCTGAAGTTCCTGACGAACCTGAAGTTCCTGAAGAACCTGAAGTTCCTGATGAACCACTTGTTCCTGATGATCCACTTGTTCCTGATGTACCATCTGTTCCACTAGTTCCTGATGAACCTGAAGTACCACTTGTTCCTGAAGAACCACTTGTTCCAGACGTTCCATTAGTTCCTGATGAACCACTTGTTCCTGATGTACCATCTGTTCCACTAGTTCCTGATGAACCTGAAGTACCACTAGTTCCTGAAGAACCACTTGTTCCTGATGAACCACTTGAACCTGAAGTTCCACTAGTTCCTGATGTTCCGTCTGTACCACTAGTTCCTGATGAACCACTTGTTCCTGATGAACCACTTGTTCCTGA